CTACGCAGTCGGTAGGGTGTTGCGCTCGCGAAACTCAATGCATCGACTGCGTGAGTAATAAACACGCCCAAAACGCTTCCAAGAGCGCGGTACTTCAGGGTTTTCGTGTGTGCGGATGCCTTTGCAGCGCCATTTTGTAAGTGTTTTCTCGGAAACGCCGATGATTTCCGAGGCTTCCCAAGGCAGGATTTCGTCGTGAATGTCCAATGTCGTTGTCATATCTGTCTTCTGCAGGTTATGTCGTTGATGACATGGAAGACGTTACGTTATGGCCTTCGGCCAGTCAATATACACCAAATAAATTCTGCGGTATACGATCTCTATACTCTGTTCGTAACTCATTGTTTTTTATCGATTAAAACTGACGTCGGACAACAAAAAAGACGAAAAAAAGTTTCGGGTCGGGCAAAAAAGGCTCAGAGGAAGGAGTTTGACAAGGCTCGGAGGGCGCCTATTATCTAATCAGATATTAACAATTGGGGGGTTGGAATGGATGCGATCATGGGGTTGCTCTTCGTGAGAGTCAGTTTCAAAAAATGGACGGCCTGGTTCGTCGCACTTTGTGTGCTGGGCCAGATCATCAAATATGCCATCGGAGCTCCGGAGGGCCGGTTATGGTGATGCATATTTTTTGGGGGTATTTCAAATATTGGCTGCTCCCAGCGTCGATTTTTGCCGGTTGCGCTGGGTGGGATGCTCACTCCGTCGCCGAATACGTTGCTGCAGTGCACAGATTGTTGCCAAATTTCGCGGGGCATGGAGCGCTGTCTTCTTTTTTCGCTGGGCCTCCAGGATTCCTGGCTTACCTTTTTATCCCTAAAGGGCTCGTATACCCATTTTTCGGAGTTGCTGCCATTGCTGGGAATGTTGGGATTTTTGTATTGCTCTGGCTCGCATGCAGCTGGATCTCGCCGCCAAAATTTCTATTGGTTGATGACAATTGAAATGGAGAAAAGGGCCTCGCTGGCTCTTTGCTATTTATCTCCCGCATATAGTTGTTGTTCTAGGTCTGGATAAGTAGCTATTTGCTTAGTTTCAAATATGGTCGCTACCTGGATTGTGGGGGGGAAGTAAAAAGCACACTCATTTTTTATATTGGTTTTTGATTGGAGAGTCGGCACCAATACTGTTAATTAAAAAGTATGAGTGCGAATTTGTTTATAAATTAAAATAGAGTACTGTTAAATTCCCTTGGAATCTAGTAGAATGCTGGCCGTAGAAATATAGAGGCAGTTATGAAGCAACCAATTATTGAAAAAGTCGCACGTGAAACACAGCTGAATCTCGATGCCTCTACGATATTTGAGGGTGACGCGCTTACTGTTTTGCGTCGTCTGCCAAGCGGAAGTGTAAGGTGTGTCGTGACTTCTCCACCTTACTGGGGGCTTCGTGACTACGGAATCGAGGATCAAATAGGGCTAGAAATGGCCATGCCTCAATTCATTCAGAAGTTAGTTATGGTGTTTTCCGAAGTTAAACGCGTGCTGACTGATGACGGCACACTTTGGGTAAATATCGGTGACGGTTATACCAGTGGTAATCGTGGCTATAGAGCTAGCGACAAAAAAAATCCGGCAAGAGCGATGACTGTTCGGCCTGATACGCCTGAGGGGCTCAAGCCGAAAGACTTGATGGGTATTCCTTGGCGCCTGGCTTTTGCTCTTCAAGATGATGGATGGTATCTGAGGACAGATATTATCTGGAACAAACCCAATGCCATGCCCGAAAGTGTTAAAGATCGCCCAACTCGCTCCCACGAGTTCCTTTTCATGTTTAGCAAATCTGAAAAATATTTCTACAACTCGGATGCTGTTAAACAAGTTGCTGATGGGGGAGGGCTGCGTAACTTGCGAACAGTTTGGAATATCAATACCAAGCCCTACGCTGGCGCACACTTTGCAACTTTCCCACTGGATTTAATTCGACCATGTATCAAAGCATCTTCTGAGCCTGGGGATTTTATCCTAGATCCTTTTTTCGGCTCGGGAACAGTTGGATTAGTGTGCAACGAAGAAAACAGAAATTTCGCCGGAATTGAGCTCAACCCAGCATACGTCGATCTTGCACTGGAACGCTTGGGCGGTATATTCAATAAAATTATAAGGATTAATGCTGCATGAAGACGGATCTTTGCTTCCCTTTGCCTGAGCTGCAAGTTTCGTTTGCTAGCAAACTTAAGGAATTCCGGGAGCTTTGGTTGCAGAACGCGCTATTGGAAACAGTAAGCGGTTTGCAAATTTCTGGCATAGACGTCGAGCTTTCGAAATTTGTTGCGGATAGCGACCTAACTAAACTTGCAGCAAAAGGCCTTAGGGGGGAGCTGGTTTTCGCGGTTCCCGCAGTCCTGCGAGCAAATCCTCGATTGATTGGTTATTATCGTCTGTTGCTTGGATACAGCCAGAAGGAGTTTTATGGCACGGGCTTTGGTATTGCGTCCCTTAAAGCCATGGAAACTACAGGTAAAATCAATGCCAAGGCACAAGTGAGCATTGAAGAACTTTGCAGTGCATTATGTGGGGCCGCGTCTCATCTGGTAAATGGTCTAGGAGTATCGGATCTCAATATAGATCTACTGGATGATTTGACACTGTTGACAGTTGGCCCGCAGATGCGTGGTGGCGGAAATAACAAGCTAGGTCAAAAAGGCATTGTGGACGTATTCTCAATCATTGAGGAAATACTGCGCCACGCAATTGTTAATTCTACTCGCGAAGCGATCGAAATCAAGAACGGCGGTGGCCGAGATGTATGGGTAGAGTTTGCGGCTGATCCAGATATTGTTATTCGTGAGGTAATGGCTGACAAGACTTCTCGTAAGATTCTCGCGATTGAAGTTAAAAGTGGAACGGATATTTCGAATATTCATAATCGGATAGGGGAAGCGGAAAAAAGTCATCAAAAAGCAAAGAAAGAAGGCTATCGAGAGTGCTGGACGGTAGTTAACGTTTCGAAGCTAGATATTGCGAAGGCTAAAACCGAATCACCGACTACTAATACCTTTTATTCACTTAAAGACCTTGCTAGTAAGAAAGGCCCTGCATATGAAGAGTTTAAGCAGAACATTATCGCCATGGTTGGAATCTCTTCTTCATAAAGTGTAATGCCCATCATTGCCAGTGGGCTGGAAGTTTTAAATCATATTTTTTTGATACTCTTTCCAGTCCTCGCAATATTTCCTGGTGTCTTTGGATTTGAATCTGCCCCCAAGAAGCTCGATCCATCAACAATGCTTTTAACTCAGGTAAATCATACATTTCCAAGCTGTGTAAATTCGCCCATGTCGCCTCTGCGAATAAATTATAGATAGTGTCAGTATCGTCCCTTTCGCTGGCTACTCGCGTCGGGCCTTTCAATAAAGCGACAGCCTCCTCGGCTTCATCTTGTGAACAATATGTGTTTAGAAGGTGCATAGAGAAGTCTTTTTTCATGATCGTCTGCTTTGTGTTGTTTATCAGGTCAAGGCCGCGAAATGCATTGGTCAGGTCGAATGTAAACGGGTGTATAAGTCTATGCAAATACTAACTATTTGACAGATCTGAATTTCTTCAAGTCTTTTTCTATGGCGATTTCGTTATAAATTTCCCTGACTGTTGCAAGCATTGATTTTGCGTTCAATAAATGGAATCTAGGGCTATTTAGATGCGTGACAGGCAAGTCAGGCTCACCATTTTCAACGTACCTGACACGTTCTCTCTTAAAACCTTTTAGATACCCCTCGACTATTGTTAGCTGAGCTTTAGCTTCGGACTGCATAATCCCATCTGCTTCCTTTATAAGTCGCTTTAGACTTGAGGAAACGTCACGGAATATCTTTACAGCCCGGTCAAATATCTCGACACCAGCCAAGTCTGATTCTGATTTTTCTATCAGAGCCTCCAGTTCTGCAGCACGCTTTTCATTTTCTGCTTTCACTGATGCCACTGAACGTGATGGCCTCCCCATGGTTTTTGGCCTGGCTTCGTTGTCGATTGCACGTGCCAAGGCAAAGCGGCCAGTGAAAATCGCCTCTGATAAATCGCGATCAAGGTTCTCCAGCATGCCACGGGGCTTCCTGCCTGACGCGTATGAGTTAGTCGAGTATGCAGCTTGGTATATGGACGCAGGAGTTGAGAGTGGTAGATCGTCAGCATTCTCGATTCGATTCAGCTCAGACATATGCACGTCGAATTCGGAAAGAGCCTCAAAGTACTCCTGCTCCCGAGTTTTGTTTATCTTCCCAATCCGCAAATTGACCTCAGGCAAAACAGAAAACGCCTGAATTTCGGAAACCCCCGGCAGAAGGGCCAGGCGCTTTTCAACCTCGCCGCGATCACCGATCCCATCGGAGATTGCTTTTGCCAGCGTCAGGCGTTCTGACAGCGCTTTTGCGCGCAAAATCTGCGTATGTGGGTCATCACTAAGCAGCTCATCTGCTAGTAACTGAGCGCACTCATCGAGCTTGATTTTCAGGCGTATTGCTCGCTGCCGGACTTTTTCGTGTTCGCTGAGCTTGGGGCGTGGCATTAAAGTTTCCTGACCGTTGGCATGGAAAAAGTAAAGATTTGTAGTTGCTATAATATAGCGAGTTGTCCGACATCAACCAGTGTTTCTACTAGCAAGAATGTCGAGGGGGCTTTGGTCCCAAGGGGTGTTGGGTTTGATGTCAAAGCTTTGCTTTTAGGCTTTGTTTGCCGCGCCTTTGTTTGCGCACAAAAAGGGGGCCTCGCGGCCCCTGGTTGGTCAGTTGAGATGGAGGTCGCCGATTTCGTTTTGAGCCGGGAATCCGCCTGTACCGGGCTTGTGCTTGATTCTGGCCATCACGGGCTTGCCCAGGGCGCGGGTAGTGTCCTGGATTGTTTTGATTTCGGTTTTTGTTGCACGAGCAATTTTGTCTTTAATCGAGGTGCTGATTTTTATCGCCATCTCGTGATTTCCCTGGCCGTAGAGCCTGTGCCAGAAATGCCGGCCAGCGTGCTCACCAGACAGGACGATTAATTCTAAAAGGACGCTTTCACCGCCTTTCGTTGTCGGCTGGTCTTTAACTGCATGGAGCTGAATCAGCGCGTCATGCGTGGGCATGGGCTCTCTCGAAGTCGACTTTTTGAATACGATCGCAGTGTCCGCTGGCTTTCTGATTTTCCGTTTAAGGCTGTTCAAGTGAGACTTGGTGAATGCTACGCATGAGCGCCATGCGGCTGCTTCTGGAGTCTCTCCTGGGCGCTGGCGGTTGCGGGGGTACTGTGGGTCGCGGAAGTAACCATTTGGCGCGTGCAGGGTGTTGTCGATTTCGAAAAGTCTTTTAGCGATCTCGGCCTCGGTCGACGATGTGAGCATGCCACCTACGATTCTGTTGAGCTCATAAGAACGTCCGCGTGCGCCTGTGGCACCTGTCGCTTTGCGGGGGGCTCCAGGCTTGTACTCCTGCTCTATACCGTATCTGGATTGGTGGAGCTTGTAGTCGTCAGCGTCTGCGGGATGACCTGGATTAAAAAAGCTGATCGCGTGGGCCTGGCGGTCGGGGTGGACTGTGAACGTGTAATAGCATTGAGACGGGACTTTCCAGCATGGATCGATAACTTTCAGCAAGCGTCCGCCTAAGAACTCGTCCAGCTGTTCCAGGATGGCGGCGCAAATTGTGTTGTGCTCAGTGGGGTAAAAAGGTCGTGATGCCGAAATTACGATCCTGAACCGTGGGGCACTGAGCGTGTGGCTGTGACTTGTGTATATAAAGTGCTCAAGGCCAAGATCGATCAACGCATCTTCGGTTTCTTCGAGTTGGATCATGTCGTCGGCATAGTCCATACCCAGTTTTTGATCGACATCGAAAACTATCATCGTTGATGTATCTATGTTTGCGTCATTCCTTGATTGAATGCGAAATGATGCCGGTATAAATGTCGGAGCTTTTGTTTTCTCGATAATAACCAGCGGTTGTTCGAAATGTTTTTCGAAAATCGATTTAAGGCCTTCGGCAACCTGGGGCAACACGGCGTTTGTAGCTGCGGTGGATTGAGTGGAGTACTTTGTCATGACGGTCTATCTCTTGTTGTGATGAAGATCTTGTCGTCTTCATTTATATAATGCTGGGTGAGCAAAGCCCTGCACAATACCTATTTTGCTTGCTGATTTTTGATTGTTAGGTATATGGAGTAGCGAAGACATTTTGTCTTTCTTAACCAATTGGTTTCTCGTTACCCGCAACCATCCTTTTCCTTTTAAAAAGAAATGTACCCGTTGAGGGTTGTCAGATCACGTATGTCAGTTATACAAGCATAGCTATGGTTGATTCAAATCATTTGGTTAAGAAAAACGCTTTTGGCAACTACAAACAACTTATGGCAATGTTGAGCGATACCCGTCAACGTCGCTCAATCTGTATACCCAACAATCATTATTCAGCAAGCAAAAAACATTGAAAATAGTGTTGTGCGCGGGTTTGCTCATCCTGCATCATAAAAATGTGCGGTGAGCACTAACAATAAAAATGGTAAGCAAAATGACCCAGGCAACTGTAAATCTTGAATCAAAAATCCTTGGCGATGTCCAATTTTCTAAAGCCGTGATTATTAATTATGCAGGCGGGATCGATGGTGTTATGACTATCTCCACTGGCCTTCCGCAGGCGGAGGCGGAGTACTTTAAGTCCGAATACCCACAGATTAAACGGCTGATCGACATCTCCACCGACTCCGTTAACGCAATATATGCTGCATACTCGACAGCATCCGGTGTATACGACGGCGACAATGGCAAAATTGTTGATAACGTTTACGACATGAGGCGCTCAACTGTTTTTTTAAAAGTCCTGGCCAGGGCCAAGTCATATAAGGCTTTGGACAAAGCAGCTCTTGAACTCGCACGCGAATCCTTTGGCAATGTTGAAATTCCACGCTCTGTAGCGTTGCTTGTCGACGCATCCTGCTTTGACGCCCAGCTTTGTGCAGAAGCCCTGGCGAGAAACATAAATAAAGTGGAGGCAGATTACAGTCAAAGGTCTGATGACTATAAATACAGGTTCAAAAGCGAGCCTGAATCCCCCGAAGTCCTATGCGCAGAAATCCTGGCTGACAAACCTCGCGACAGACTCCTGCAACTCCCCACCGGTTGGGGCAAAACGTCAAAGGTTCTTCAAAAAGTTATCGAGAGCTATCTGTCGGACAACAAAAAAGTCCTGGTCATATCGCACCGCCGATCGATCATCAAAAACTTGAACATCGAGGGATTGATTCACTATGAGGATGTTGCTCCACGACAAATGGAAACGGCGCTAGGCCTGAAGCTGGTTGTTAACTCAATAAACAGTCTAAAGTTTGCTGAATTCTTAAAAAACGTTGACCTGGTCGTTGTGGACGAGGCAAGTCAGGTAATAAACCACATCTTCGAGGGTTCCGTAGAAGACCGCGAAGGCGTCTGGAACACTTTCAAAGCACTAACCAACAGAAGCAGGGGGGTGACGATTATGGCTGACGCTGACATCAATGATCAGTGTCTCGCACTACTCAACCGTGGCCACGATATTGTGCGTGTCGACTGCAAAAAACAGTCTCACGACGACATCAGAATAAAACTCGGTCAGCTTGATCAAGTCCGCGCCATGGCGCTCGATTCGATCGGAGCTGGTAAAAAAGTCCTGATCGCATGCGACATTGCCAAGGACGCCCGCGCCTTGGGCAAGGCTGCCGAAAAGCTCGGTGTACCAGCATTGGTGATAACTGCCGAGAGCGCCAGCTGGCCCGCCCAGGCTGCTTTTATCAGCAATCCCAACTCAACTGACCACAAAGTTGTTGTGTACAGTCCCGCGATCACGTCGGCGCTTTCAATCACCTCTGGTCACTTCGATGAACACTACGGACTGTTTGAAGGCTCTGTAACGCCGCGTGAAGCTGTCCAAATGCTCCGCAGGAACAGGACAATCAAAGAATTCACTGTCGGTATCAGAAACCCCCAGAACAGAAAAGAGGAAGTCGCAGACGTCGAATTCCACGCTTCCCAAAAGACCCCTTTTGACATCGAACTCCACGCGCATCGCAAACGCAACGCATGGCTCAGGGACAACATTCTGTTCACGCTTCCACGCGAAATGCACCGCCAAGGCTTCCAAATTGAACAGATGGAGCGTGATGACGAAAAGGGCATCGAAGGCTTCAAAGCCGGCTCAAGCGCCCGCAAGGCTCTGAAGAAAGACTCGGCCACGAAGCTTTTGAGCGCAAAACCGCTCCAGGAGCTCGACGCCAAACGTGTGCTCAAAAACGGGTCTTCTAACGAAGAAGAATACTTTTCAGCACTTCGCGCCCAAGCCCAGACGATCCTTAAGAAAAACGAATTGACAATTCAAGATGCGAAATTCTGGGGGGAGGGAGTCGGCAGGGTGAAACTAGCTAACTTCGCAAAGTTGTCTATCGGTGGTTTAAATGAGTTCGAGTGGATTGTCAGGGAAATATATGTTGGTCTGCAGTCCGGAGTCTGGAAGCCTGAAAACTCTGTTGCAGCATATGATCGAATCAACCAAGTGCGAGAGCAAGCGATCCTAGGCGGTTTCAGACTCCCTAAGAACTCTCCCAACATTTCAGACCGCTCGAAACAGGGGGCAATAAGCGAGATCATGTCAATGCACGGCCTGAAAACCCAAAGGAAGGATGGCGGTGAGAAAAATGGGTACTACTACATTATCGACCCTGACTCGCTTACTCAAATGCGTGGTTATGTTGGCAAGTAATACTAAAAGAGGCATGGACGCCTCGATTAAAAATAATTTCAATTAATGAAAAAAGGTAGTTGCTACACGTTTTGCTCCTTTCATATAATTAAATCATAAGCACACAACAACAATAATAAGAAAGTAGGTGCAACATGACAGTAGTCTCCGAACAGCCAAAAATCAACATGGGTGAAGTCGATGCAGCCCGCAGAGCTCTTTTAAGTGGCTTTGACAATGTGTCCCCTGAGTTGCTCAAGCAAATCACCAAGGCGGCTCTCCTGGCACTCCATAAGGTCAACTGGAACAAGTACAACGAGCAAAGGTATGGTCGTGTGCCAGTTGCAATTCAAGATGCAATCTTTCTTCCAGACCTTCCCCCAGTTCCCAAACCATTCCGTTCCTGGGCTGAAGTAGAGGCATTCCTCTTCGGAGGGCTACAGGACTGCGACTACGAAAACAAAGACTACAAAATGAAATATGTGGTCGAGCACACGTTCTTGCCCGATGGTATTGACCCAAACAACGATCGACTCATTTACGAAGTTAAAGGCGTCTTCGGTGATATCAACGAGGCAATGAAGTACGTGCGTGTCGCCGAGCAAAACAACGTCCATTTCATTTTTGTCCTTCAAGAAAAAAACATCATTGTTCCTTTTTCCAAACCACGCGTAAACGGAAGTAGGCAAACAATGGAAGAATGGATCAAGCAGAAAAAGTTCTCGTTTTGCTATGTCGGTGAAGAAGAAACCTTCCGCAAGACGACTGAGTACCAGAGGCTCGTCACGCACTTCGGAAAAGGCCTGAACTCCTTAAAGGACGCCTTGCGCACAAACTCAAGTGCAACACTGCACTAACCACACCTGATATAATGGGTGTATGACAAAAAGAATAGTAGTGGGCATAGACCCAGGTCAGACAGGTGGTATTGCAATCATCAACGAAAGTTTCGAGTTGATCGATTGCTTTGTCATGCCGATTTTAAAAGTGGATGGTAAGTCCAAGGTCGATGCAGGGGCACTTTATAACAAGCTTTCCGGGTATCACATTGACTTGGCCATACTTGAAAAGGTTGGAGCTCGGCCAGGGCAGGGTGTTGTTTCGATGTTCTCGTTTGGTGAGTCGTACGGGTGCGCGAGGGCAGTTTTAGAATGCCTTGGAGTTCAGTGCAGACTTGAGCGCCCCCAGGCTTGGAGAGGCGGTCAAAGCCTTACAGGGCTAAGCAAAGAGCAAATTGCGGAGGTCGCTCATAACGTTTTTGGGGCAGCTCAGATTTACGGGCGAAAGAACAAGTACGGAAATAGGTCGATCAGGGATGGAATCTCAGACGCACTGATGATCGCAAAATATGGCGTGAGGTTTCTCGATTAATGTCCCGCGCATCGTCCCTGAATCCAAAACTTTTAAAAGAAATCGTAAAAGGCGTCGAAAGAACGACCACGATTGGGCTCGCGTGCGCGATAGCTAAGGTTTCTGAGGCTGCTTTTTACCGATGGCAGGCACGGGGGAGGGACATCCTTGCCGACAACCCTGATCTAGATAATCTGACTGACGAAGAATGTCTGTTCGTAGAGCTCGTAGAGTCCGTTGAGCGTGCGAAAAAACTATCCTGCCTGCCGGCAATCGACACAATCCAAAAAGCCATCAAATCTGGCGACGTCAAAGCCGCTGAAAAGCTTCTCTCACGCCGAATGCCCGACGATTTCGGTGACTTCGAACGGAAAGAAATCACCGTCAAAACCGATTCTACCGGCGAGATCACCACCGGCATCGCCCTGATCCCGACAATGGCCCCTGAACTCGACCTTGCTCAACTGCTGCAGCAGCAACAAACCGACGCATTTCAGCTCGCAAAAACAAGAACAAATGAGCTCTCCGGCAATGATCACTCAAAAAACTAAAACTGACTGCGGCATTGCCTCATTTGCTAACGCCTTGTCGCTGACATACGAGCAAGCAGCCGCCTGTTTCTGCCAGCAAGCCCCGCAAACCGGTACCACCGCTGCCGACACCTGCAACGCTTTGCTTAACATTGGGCTGACACCCGTATATGCCACGTTCCAGGCCTTTTACGACCACCTAGGCACCCCCGGCAACCCCGCAAGCCCCGAAGTTGTCCGAAACCACCCCGCAATTCTCACCGTGCTCTCAAGCAACAGGAGAACACTGCATGCGGTTTACTGGAACGGCCAGGAAGCCTACGACCCCGATCCGCATGCCTGCAACCCCAGGAAACTTGCAGACCTCACCATCCTCGAAGCTGTTTTTGCACACAAACCAGGATTGTGCGCAAACGGCTTTTCAGGTTCTGAGGGTGGGATCTAATGGGGGCTTTCCAGCAAATCAGACCGTTGTCCTCAGCAGTCCAGAACATAATTTGGCAGCCACTGCCTGGCTCACAGACCATGTTTTTGGTGCTCGGCCAGCCCCAATATCTGACGCGGGAAGTGCTTTTCCATGGCTCGCGGGGCAACGGCAAATCCGATGCGCTGATCATGGCCTTTCTTCAAAACGTGGGTAAGGGATGGGGGCCGTGGTGGCGGGGAATCATCCTGCGAAAAGAATTCAAACACCTCGCTGATCTTGTCAAAACCGCTGCGATCCTGATCCCAAAGATTTTCCCTGGGGCGACTTGGAATGAGAGCAAACATCGTTGGACGTTTCCGACAGGGGAAGTCCTGATCTTTGGTCATATAAAACACGTCCGCGAATATGATGGGAAATTCCACGGTCACCAGTATTCCTTTATTGGCTGGGACGAGCTGGCGACTTGGGCAACGCCTGACGTATACGAAGCCATGCTTTCCACGCTTCGTACTGCCTATCAACCAACAAAATCACAGCCGCTGCCGCCGCCACTGCAGGTGCGCGCCACCACAAACCCATGGGGCTGTGGCAGGACGTGGGTGTACGAGAGATTTATCGAGGGCAAACGTCCAGGGGAGATTACGTACAACGCCGATGGCAGCCGCCAGCGGTGTGCGTTGTTTGGCACTATTTTCCAAAATCACTACATGGATGAAAGCTACATCAAAAATTACCTGGCCCAGCTCGAAGATCCTGCAAAGCGTGCGGCTTGGCTTGAAGGCGATTGGGAGGCAGTCGACACAGGTGCGATGTTTGGGCCGGTTTGGAGCCAAAACCTGCTGCTCGATCCTTTCGAAATTCCTGCCGGTTGGAAGGTGGATAGGTCGTTCGACTTCGGGCAAAGCACGCCTTTTTGTTGCCTGTGGTACGCAGAGGCGAATGGGGAATCCGTGTTTGCTGGAGGTCGTCAATTTTGCCCGCCAAAGGGCAGCTTAATTGTCGTTGGTGAGGACTACGGCACTGAAATTGACCCTCGCACTGGCAAGCAAACGCGTGCAGACGCTGGGCTATTTCTATCAGCGAAGCAAATAGGCGCACGTCTCAAGCAGCGCGAGCTCAAGCTGCAGTCATCTGTGCTTAAAAACCACGCAAAGATTACACCTGGGCCGGCAGACAACCAGATTCATAATGGCTCCAAGGTTGACCAGGGCAACGGCCCGACCGTGGCCAAAGAGTTGAAATCTGAGGGGATGGATTTCGTGGCATCGGACAAGTCTCCTGGCTCCCGTGTCACCTCCGCACAGCTAATGTTTTCCAGGCTACACGCAACGAAGATTCAGGATCCCAGCAACCCCCACATTTACTTTTTCACGTCGGCGAAATTCGCGCTTAAAACACTGCCTTTTTTGCAACGAGATGAAGACCAACTGGATTCCGTGGCCAAAGGCCCAGACGACCACGCGTGGGATGCTCTGGCCTATCGATTGACCTGGAAACGCCCTCACACCGCAGTTCGCAACGGTATAATGAGTTAATAACTGCTATTACAATAAGAGTCGAAAAGACCAATGGCACAGCAAGTAAAAGTCCAAGACCGCTCCGACGTGTGCGGCAAATACCTGGCCGACAGGAAAATAATCAGAGCTTTGCGCGGTGGCACAGACGCCATGCGCGAAGCAGGTGCTGACTATTTGCCGAAGGAACCTGGTGAAACACCCCAAGCATTCCAGAAACGCCTGAAGCGCTCAGTTCTCACCAACTTCATTTCCCGTGTCGTCAAGAATTTGAGCTCAAAGCCTTTCTCGCGTCCTGTGGTTGTGACTTCTGACACGCATTCTGAAATAGCCGATGTGTTTAGTAAGGATATCGACGGCAAAGGAGCCTCGGTGAGCTCGCTGGCGGCAGTAGTGTTCGCAGATGCTCTGTGGAATGGCACTTCTTTTATCTGTGTTGATGCTCCTGTCGACGGCGGAAAGCCATACGCGTATTGGCTGTCGGCGGACGACATTCTGGGTTTCAAACTTGATGAGGACGGGCGACTGATCGAGATCCGGATATCTGAAAAGGCGACGATCGAGGACGGCGAGTGGGGCGAAAAAGTAGTGTCCCGCGTGCGTGCATTCCGGAAAAAAGATGGCCGGGTTTTGTGGGCTTTGTTCGAGGAAAATGGCGGGGCTGATTATGCGATGACTGAGCCTTGGCGCGATTTTGGGTTGCCGGAAATTCCGGTGATTCCAGTTCATGCGAATCCTGCCGAAACTCAGGGCTCTTTGTTCTGTCCGTCGCCGATGATTGACCTAGCGCATATGAATGTCGCGCACTGGCAGGACGGTAGCGATCAACGCAATATCCTGCACGTTGCCCGCGTTCCGATTCTGTTCGCGTCAGGGATTGAAGAGGGCACTGATATCAAAATTGGCGTGGACGCTGCGATCGTAGCCAGCGCCGGCAGCGACCTGAAATTTGTAGAGCACAGCGGCAGTGCTATCAATGCGGGACGTCAAAGCCTCGTGGATTTGGAGAATTTGATGTCGACTTATGGCATCGAGATGCTTGCAAACAATGGTGCAGTGGAAACAGCAACGGGCAGGGCGCTCAAAGCCGGCGAAAACAACAACCAAATTGCCGCGATGGCAACATCAATGGCTTCGGCGCTGCAGACCGTATTTGAAATGCTGGCTCATTTTAGTCGTGTGTCCAGCCCAAGTTTTAGTGTTGATGTGCATACAGAGTACGGCATCAACGCATCTACAGAGGAATTGCAGGCCCTGGCCACTGCTCGTGCCAACGGTGATTTGTCTCAGTTCGAATATCTGTCCGAGCTCAAAAGACGTGGTGTCCTGCGCAACGACTTCGACATCGCCCTGAACGCCGATCGCCTAGCCACTGAGCTATCGATTGTTTGATGGCAAATCTGGCGCAGGGAGGCGCTGGAATGCAGGCTTTGTGGCATCATCACCCTTCAGAATATTGGGGACGCAGGATGAATACATACGGATTTCTGGATCACGACGGGAAGTTTGGAGCGATCTGGTATGAATCAGGTGATGATATTTCGGTTTATCTCCCCCATAAATCTAATGGCATATTCACAACAAACTTGGATCACTGGCATAGATATAGTGATTATGTAGGTACCGCCAGCGACCTCGCTGATTACAGTCCTGAAATTAATGCTGCGGCACTGGTAGCCTCCCAAAACAATGTTTACATAAAAAAGTCTACTATTCAGCCTCTTACTCTTGAACCTGGTAAGTATCACCCCAGGGTTTGGCGTGGCATACCGTCCAGAAATGCTTTCGATTCTGGATACAACGGAATGGCCATATCCGAAGATGATCATAGGGTTTATATTGAGTCCTCTCACGCGGCTGCAAGTTTGTTTGAGGAGCTGAGTTCTCTATTTAGAGTGATTGAGCCGAACCCTACTAATGATTGTTGCTTTGGTCATAAAGTGAGGGAGCTTATAATTCTAGCTTGCACCGAAGTCGAGACGTGCTGGAGAGGGGTGATGTCTGGAAATAGGTCAACTCCCAAGAGATCATATTCGACTAAGGATTACGTAAAACTGCTACCTCTCCTTCGTCTTGATGAGTGGAGTGTCAAGCTGAAAAATTATCCTAGCTATCCAGTTATTTACCCTTTCAAAGGTTGGAGCGCGGAAGAGGGCGAAACAACTAAAAGTTTAGGCTGGTATGACTCATATAATGCAGTTAAGCACGACCGAGAAGGAGAATTTGAAAAAGCAACCCTGCATACATTGATTTCTGCGTTGGGCGCGGTACATATAATGCTCGTGGCCCAATGGGGGCCTGAACTATTTCATCGTTTCCTAGGGAATAGATTTTCTGTGTTCGAAACGGTATCTATTCCGAAATACGATCCAGAAAGCCAATATATATGTGTGCCTGCGGGCGTATTCCCTATAGTTGCTGCCCCTTTCTTTGGTTAGTGGAATTGGCGTTTGAGTCCAAAGTACGGTGTAAATCGCAATGCTAATGCACTCCACAGGAGACTTGGTTGCTGATGTTGATTTGGAATGATCGAAAAGAGAAGGGACTTCTAGGTTTTGCCGGAGCCTCGTTAGCGCTGCTGATCACAGTGAAATTACACTTTGCTCTTGCTACACCGCTGCTTGGCACCACCTTTGGTAATTTAATTTCATCCGAAGCTTTTTCAGAGGTGCTTGGTGATTTGCTCGTAGGTTTGATCTCGGCGTATATTTTCTATCTCCTGATTGACCTCTGGCCTAGGGCTAAGAGAGAGCGTTCAATCCAACGATTGCTCAACCTTCTACTCACGTCTGTTGTTGACGCTTACGAACGAACAAGAGTCTTCGGGCATGAAACCGCCATTGCTGTCCTAGATACAAGCATTCTTAAACCACAACGCCTAGAGCAGCACATCGACGCCGTGCGAGCGGCTCGTGCACCCAGTGTCATGTTCCTTAAGCTAAAATTCGCTATGGAAACTGCTCATTCACGGTACTCAGACTTTCAAGGAACGCTGGGGATGGCTACCGAGCTTTCGCCTGAGCACGCTTTGGCATGGTTGGGTGTTACAGACAAAATCCGATTGTTGGCCGAGGCGTACGGTACTCAACCTTTAAACCCTTGGGTCGATAACTTTGGCTGCAAACCCACAAATGAAGAGTTGATTGATGAAAAAGTTAAGGAAAATTACGATATTTATCAAAATTCCATGAAAGACTTCGAATCCACACTTCAATTGCGAGTGATGGAGTTTTTTGAGGAAGCGAAAGATTGGATTTTGATGACAAAGTGTTCATCTTAACCAAGGGGGGGACATGAAGCCAACACATTTCATCGACTTCGAGGCGTCTGGTATCTCCCCTGACAGCTACCCCATCGAAGTAGCCGTGGTGTACCCAGGCGGTGAGTATCAAGCACTGATCAAGCCAGCAGACTACTGGGATCACTGGAGCTACGATGCTCAAGACATGCATTGCCTGAGCCGTGGGCAGTTGATCAATGAAGGCCAACCACCCTTAGCCGTCGCGCAAGAGATGAATCGCCTGTTTGACGGCAAAACGCTGTGTTCTGACAACCCAGCAGACTGTTTTTGGCTGGATGTACTTTACGAAGCAGCCGGGATCGAGCCGACTTTTGAAGTCCAGCCGATTGAGTTGTTCGTTGGCCGGGTGGCGGCTGGAGAGATCCTGCGCAAGCTGCCCGTCCGTAAGGGGCACCGGGCGCTTAAAGATGCTCAAGCACTTTCAAAAGCCGTTATCGATCACGTCAAATAAGCGCAGGGCCTTAATTTAGAATGAGGCCATCTTCATTTAGATGTTGATGCAGTTGTTGATTGCCCGCTCTACCGACTCTATTACATGCGCAACTGTTGATCGCCCAGGGACAGTGAGCCTTGCGACTGTCGCAGATGTGCCGGCGTCCAGGTTTCGACGGATTTCGTAAACATCCTGCAATCGTCCGTTAAACATGATTTCTTCAACCGGAAATACTTCGAACTCGTCCGAGATCTGAATTTTATTCTTCAACATTTTTCTGGCCTCTTATGTGTACGTTACATCTTTAATGTACTGTATGCGCATACAGTCGATCAACGCCTTTTTAAAATATTTTTGATTAGTCCCGTAATGGTAATTTATACTAAGTGTACTTAATGAAAACTCATTATGGATACTTAAATAAGGAGATCACTCATGTCAAAACTCGCCGAATTCCGGGCACTTGAGCAGCAACTCGCTAACCAGTTGGCCGAGCTGGAAACCCTGAAAAACGATAGCGGTCTCAAAAAAGAGATCGAATTCGAAACAAAACTGCGCGCTTTGCTTGGCGAGTACGGCTACAGCCTGCAAAACATCGTCAATCTGCTTGACCCGCAAGCCGGTCGCCGCGCACCAGCTGCTGTCGCAACTAAAATCACGCGCAAGCCTCGCGACGTTAAGATCTACAAAAACCCGAATAGCGGTGAAATTATTGAAACCAAAGGCGGCAATCACCGTCAACTCAAGGAGTGGAAAAACGAGTTCGGCACAGACGTAGTCGAGTCCTGGCGCACTCAGTGATACCTGTTTGAGTACAAAAGGGCCCCGTGTGGGCCCTTTTTTCGGCGAACGCTTGGCCAGCTGGCTCCACTTAACCGTGTGGCGTTGTGAAAATGGCGCCATTTTTTCACTTGAACTTGTAATGTCTTTTTGATATCAGTATCGCTTTCGTGCCGCCAAAAGGGATTTGTATGAGCGATATTAAAAAAGTAGCACTAACAATTGAGAACTTTGTCGTCGAACCGACCGGCAGTGGCGAGTTCAGCATGTACAAGCGTGTGCGCGTCTCGAACACATCCGGGGAAACCCAGTATTTTAAAACGCTGTTTGTTCCAAACCATGTTAGAAAAGCCATTTCGAAGGGCAAGACAGGCACCTTTTATATCGCCGACCTCCATAAAGGTAAGGTTTTCTGCGTACTGGCTTACGAAGATGCCGCAGGAAGCAGATTTGATATCGACGAACTCAAAGACATTGCCAAAGCACTTCGAATGACCGGCATGTATTTCTTTGGCGCTGGAACACTTGCTTCGTTTCTTGGGATTATCGCATACGGAATTGGGCTAATTCTTTTCCCGTTTGTGCTGTATTTCGGGTGGTTATCTCTCGTAAAAATGCCTGGCAAACTTAAAGCGGAAAGGGTGTTGTCTGGATTAAAGAGCCTCGGTTTTCAAACCTCCCGCTCAAAAACAACACCTGCTCCAGCAGGTGCTTAAATACTGCTTTTCCAGTTGCGTTCATACTTGCTCCCTCCGGATACTGTAAATGTAGCGAAAAGACTACGAACAAGAGGAAGCAGGTATGAACATCAATCAAGCAGTTCTTGAAGCTATGACCTTTGTCGAGTTAATCCCCGGCGCAGCCCAAGGCTTGAACATCCACGACCCAGTCAACCGCCAAGCAGCCTACGACTTCTGTCTCGATGAAGCCCTGCGACTGGCCCAGCAGAACACTTGCAAACCAGCCCCCCGCCCAGACATGCAGTCCCTAGAGCTCTGGCAGGCCATGTGCTGTCACGCCACTCTCAACGAATTCCACCGCTGCCTCAAACGCCTGCAAGCCGCATAAGCCCAGGGACGCTTGCATTCCACATCAGTCCTTGCCAATATATAAATATCTGATTATATATGTAGGTGCAGCATGACACGGCACCAGTTTTGGCTCCTGCACCTGCTTTTGAAGCCAAAGCTTTTGTTTTTGCGGGTTTGGCGTGGATTTGGAGTGAAGCGCATGGGACGGAATCGTGTCATCGAGCGATTTTTGGAGGACGAGATCCACGACGAAATCCCGGATTTTAATCTCCTACGCCTGACAATTTCCGAGCCAGAGCAGCCCCTGTCGATTTTAATTGAGGAGCTGGGTTAGTCGCCCGAGACCAGATTTTTAGACGGTTATCTCGATTTAGCAGTACTGATGTCGTTTCAGCTCGCTTATAAAAAAGATGGGTATGAGTACATTCGTCCTGATTATTACGAAGCCGCTTTACGAGCAAAGTCTGAGCAGGACTTCATGGATATCTATCTGAATCTTAAACGAGAAGCTTGTTTAAGTTATGCCAGGGATATTATTGTTGGCAGTGTTGTTAATTTGGAAGGCTTTAGGTTAGTCGATAGCACATTAAATATTGTTTCGAATATGCTATTCTGTGAATTTAAGCTTGCAACAGATGAGGCTTTTGCCCCTGATGATTATCTTGCGGTCAGGTTTAAGTTGCTTGGCGTTGATCTGGGGTTATATTCACTGGAAGTAATGGAAAGCCTGGTTCCGCTTGTCAGGCGTGTAATTAAGTATAAGTACCCTGCAATTTACATTCTGCTCGATCACTGTAAATCCCAAAATGATTTTAAGTGCCTGTGTCGTGGCGACCTGGATTTCCTAAAACATAAGATGAATGGCTTTACCGACCACGAAAGAGAAACCGTGTTGGCCATGGAGCTCGGGCTATGAAGTATCTCATGCACTTCCTGAGCTTTATGGAGTCCAGTAATTTCAGTTTTGATTACGAAAAAAGTGAGTACACTTGGGACGGTAAAGGTTATACCGATATCCTGTTGTATTTTAAAGATGTTTACAACGCCTACGCTGTTTTCGAAACGAGTTCATGGGTTGATACTTATGCTGGCAACCTCGCCAAAGCCGCTTTTTTCTCAAAAAACGAGGATGAGTTTGTAAGTAAGGCGATGGCAATCGCTATATGCGAGATGATGTTGGATTTAGAATGCCAAAGTATGGCCATTGATGTTTATTCCTATTATTTAGTAAGCGATTACACTTCTGTTGCTAAAGTTCTAGGCGATTACTTCGACGAAGTAGCAAGGAGGGAACGTGTGTCTCTACTTTCTTAACTATTTATGCTGGGTTTTTCCTGTTGATTTTAAATTGTCAGGGGAAAATGTAATCTACAACGGCACTTTGTACTCCGATAGCCGGGAGTTGTTTCGAAGGCTGTACGAGGATCATAAGTTCCTTGGCGATAAATACTACAACACCCGGTGTATTTGCAATATAAAAAAACTATCAGAGGTTTGCCAGGATGAAGATGATTTCATCTGTAAAGCCCGAAGAGAGATTGCATTGATTGCTTTTTATTTGGGATTCGAAGTGCGAATTAAGCGTATTTTCTTGGTGATGGATGACGAACTTAACGATTGGTATTATTACCTTGTTGTAAGTGATGTTAATAAATTGAGGCTGATTGTTTTAAAGTATGTTACTGATACATATAAAAGATTGCTGAATATACCGGACTTGGTGAGCATTATGAAATCATTTGTTGAGCGACACAGGGATGAGTTTATTAAGCGATTTGAGCAACAACAACCTGAACTCGCCGAGATTTTGAAGGAACTGGACTGGCCGAATGAGCGTGACAAGTTCTTTGGTGGTGACTCAGAGTTTAAGCAGGAACTGCTAGAACGACTCAATGCCAAAGGCAAAGGTCATTTACTTGAGCATTTCCTGGGGAAAGACCTTGGTTTATAACCCTGTCCTCCACGCCAAAATCACCCAGGATTTCCCTGAATTCGTCGGACAGGGCACCGAGTTTGCCGCCACCGGCCCGGAATTCACGGAGCCTTGGGATAATCTCATCATCGCTTTTCTCGGATACTGTCGGCACGAGATCCAGCACAAGCGAATGGTGCAGTTTACGATTCGGCAGATGCGACAAAAACTGGGCAATCTAAGGATCTCGATCAGCGACCAAGACTGGAATGCGCGTGCCTGCGTTGATTTGCTGTCAAACATGACTGCAGTGGGGCCGGCGCCAGTGACAGAGGGGGAAGCGTTGTACCGGAAGCACCTGGCTCCTTACGAAGCTGTTTACGACTGCAGTGTTGGCGTGGGGAGCGGTTGGTATGCACTGTTGATGGGGCTGGGTGCTATTTGCGCTGAAGATGGCTCGTCATTTCGGGACGTCAAGGAAAAGTATGGTGATCTAAGTTTGTTTCCAAACGCTAATTCCCAGAGATGCGAGTACGCCTGTGATTTCGCTGAGTTCTTGTCTTCGTATATTTGCGAGGTTTGTGGCCAGGCGGGAAAGAGTAGGGAAGGTGGCTGGATCAAAACCCTATGCGATCGCCATGCTGTTTTAAAATAATTGGCTAAGAAAAACGCCTTTATTCTTGCGCCATCAGATTTTGGTTTAAATAAATGTGTAAGTAAGTGCCAATATATATTGATTTTGAGTGTGCTCAACGGCGATAATGAATCATGATTAATAATAAAAAGAAGAAAGATCATGACTACATTTGGCAATCTTAAAATCGCAGTAGCTGACCGCAGCACTCGTGACATTTGCAGTATTTATTTGGTGGGTGGGTTCGACGAAGACAAGAATCACCACACTGGACGCCAGGAATTCCGTGGAAATGAAAAACGGGCATGTCGGGACATGTGCATGCGCGCCGAGCGTGGCCATATACGGATTCAAAGACTGAAAAAAGGAAATAGATACGAAAAAGGCGATAAAGAGGCTTGGCTAAACATCCAGCTCTTGATCGTAGGCATGCTGAAGAGTGGGGCATGCAAATTCCGAGGTATGGAATATAGCTTTGAAGTTGACTCTATCGACCCCAAAACACTTGACTTTCTTACATGGGAAGTCATCGCACAAGTCAATGAGTGGTGAGCATATGTTTAATTCGTCCGACACTGTCCTGGATTTTTTCTATAGCGGTGATGTAACAGGATTTAGAGCGGCTAAGCATCACATGGACAAAGAAGAGATTTGGCATGATGGCGATTTTATTTGTGCGCAAATCAGCGAGTGGCTTGATGACTACGGTATCGACTGCGATAGGAATGAATTGCCATTCGAGCAGCGCGAAATCCTATTTGAGATTGCAGGGATTCTCGGGCCATTAAAGATTATTTTTTGGTTGCACCCATCTCGTTTGCCAGTTTTTAACGACGAGGTCTTGGTTAAAAGACTTCTGGATCAGCTGAACGATGCCGAAGACGAACAGATGGTGGGCAGAATCGAAAAGTGTTTCGAATGGCACCAGTATAAAATCGGTTTCGTTCTAGTAAATTTTTACCTGCATAACCTACGAGGTACCAGGAAACCTGAGTTAAAGCTCACGGCTCAGGGGCTGTACAATGTTTTCGAGGCGGCTGGGCGTCTGAGGATCTTTAATGAGGAATATGATATCGACCTGGCGGAGTTGGAATTGATGGAGATGCTTGTAGAAACAGGCTATATCCATAACATTTTGTATCTTACTAAACACAAGAAATTAACCCCGTCTGCCAGTTTTTACAGAACTTTGGCCAGGCTTCCAGCGGAGACAAAAGAAAAAATCGAGCAGTTCCATAGGCTGCCGAAAAGCGCATAGGTGCCACGCGCACAGTTTTCCCCAAGTGTATTTGTGTTTGTTATAATAGTTACATAACAAGAAAACAAAATCCCTTGGGGGGATGCCAATGTTTCAAGCAAGCCGTCTGGTAAATCTCGTCCGTTTTGGCGAAGAAGATCCAATCAATGAAGTAGACTTTAACAAACTCTCCGAGAGCCCAGCATTCCAGGACTTCCTTAAAGCTCACATCGAAAAAGAAGTCACTCCGCTCAAAAATAAAAACTCCGAGCTGCTCAACGAGAAGAAAACTCTGTCCGAGCGCATGAAGGCATTTGAAAGTGGCATTCAGGAAAAAGATGACCTGGATGCCTTGAAAGCCGGCAAGCTCGACTTCCAAGCTCTGCTGGATAAGCGCATCAATGCCAACAGTCAAAGCTGGCAAGAGAAACTGGCGGCAGAGCAGGCTGAAAAAGAAGAGCTGCGCAAAGCCGTTGACGGTGAAAAAGGCAAGCTCAAACAGTTCCAAATCAAACAAACCATCGGTCAGGTTGCGCTCAAAAACGAATTTTTCCATCCATCAGCGCTCGACGATTTGATGTCGGTTGCCGGCAGCACTTGGCAGCTCGGCGAGTCCGGCGATTTGGTAGCCCGTGATTCCAGCGGCAACGTGGTCTTTGGCAAAACCGGCAGACCTCTGACTCCTGAGGAGTGGGTATCCGGATTGACCGCCACCAAACCTCACTACTTCAAAAACATCCCAGGTAGTGGCGCCCGTGGCGTCAATGGCACTGGCAAAACGGTCAGCACAGCTGATTGGCAACGCACTTTGATTGCCGCGAATGCAGAAGAAAAGAAAGCTTTGCTCGCAAAAAGAGCGTCTGGCGAGATCGTAATCAACTGATTTACCTTCGGGGCCTCCGGGCCCCTCCGGCTGTGCCGGGAAACATCGAGCCTTGTGGGCTGATGTAGCGTCAACAACTCCTTTATCAATCACCAATAAAAATAAAAACAGGTGAAGTAATGACTGCAATGCTCCCAATCCTGGCACTCGTGCGCCACGGCAATGACACTGAAGCGCTGATGACCGAGGTGATTTTGCCACTGGCCATCGACCGTTTGTTTGGTCAGCTGACCATGCCTCAGCTTGTTAGCGTTAATACCGCCGACGAGTCGAAAAACCACGGCGACACAATCCGCATCGCCAAGCCGATCGAGTTTTCTGATGCCGAAGACCACCCAACTGATTCCGCTGGCTCGCAATCCGAAGACATCACCGCTGGCAAGGTTGATGTAAAGCTGGATCGTCATTTGTACAAACAGTTCGCCATGAAGGACGCTGAATTCCTGTCGCACGCGAATTCGCTGACTCTGCCGTCCGCCGCCGAGGCCGCTGTTGACTCCCTGGCCCGCACGATTAACAAAAATCTGTTTAATTTGTACAAGGATGTCCCGTATATCTCGGGCAATCCGGCGTCCACTGCAGGCCGTGATAAGGCAGATCTGATCGCCGCACGCAAAGAAATGCAGAATCGCAAGATCCTGAATGGCCGCAACATCGTCCTCACTTCTGACACCGAGGCAGATTTGCTGCTGGAGTTTTCGAAGATCAACGAAACTGGCGATGCCAATGTTGTTAGCCAGGGCTTGATCGGTCGCAAATACGGCTTCGATTTGTACAGCGATGTACAAGCTCCGTACCACATTGCTGGCACTGCAGCTGCCAACGCAGGCATGACCTTGGCTGCTCAGGCGTCTGCAGGCGCCACCGTGCTTTCACTAGCCGGTGTTTCCGGAGCAACGTTTGTAAAAGGTGACGTGGTCACAGTTGCTGGTAGCCACCAGACCTTCGTTGTCACCGCTGACACTGCTGGCTCAGTAGTCCCTGTATATCCAGCAGTTCTCGAAAACATCGCGTCCGGCGCCGCTGTGAGCGTGCTCGATGACCATCCAGTGGATCTGGCGTTCACCAAATCCGCGTTCCTCATCGCTTTCCGCAATCTGGAAGTTCCTGAGGACGCGGCTGGTGTGAACATTGCGCAAATGTCCGACCCACGCACCGGCATTTCGCTGCGCATGCTGCGCTGGTACGAGCCTCGCACCGAGTCTACTCAGTGGAAATTCGAAACCCTCTGTGGCCTCAAAACCGTTTGTCCTGAGCGTGCCCTGCGTCTCGGCGGTCACTGACAGTCCGGGCCCAGCCCCTGGCTGGGCCTAACCTGTATGTAACTGCTAATAGATGTTTCACGTGGAACAGAGGTTTGAGAACAAATGCGTAAAGAAATTCCAGTTATTGGACTTGAGCTTGATGGTCACGCTGTGATCGTTGAGCCTGGGAGCAGGGCGCATGAGCATTTCTTGGGGCTCGGGTATGTCGTTCCTGGCGAACCTGAACCTGCGAAGCGCCGTGGTCGAGCGAAGAAAGCTGACGGCGGTGACGAATGAAACGGATAGGGCTCTTTACTGCGCAGACGCGTGAGCGTGAGCCACTGCCGATCGTTGCGCCTGGTGAGCTCCTGGCTGCTGGTGATCTCACCACGACTGTCGATGTGCTGACATCAGAGCCCTGCGAAAGCGAGGCTGTTTACCTGTTTTGCAAATCGATCATCCACTTTGCTGCCGATGGATCTGATGCTACTGCTGATTCACCGCCAATAGATGCTAGGGGCGGTTCATTCATTGCCGTCGATCGTGGCTCCAAGATCTCTGTGAGGCTGATGGCTGGTGAAGAGTCTGCGCGATGCTGGGTACACGCAGTCAAATGATCAAAAACATCGGCCCTGCTGCTCTCTTTGGGCTGCGATTGGCGCCGAAGAGACCACACCTTTTCGAATCATTGCCCGTGGATGCAGTGCTGTTCGAAATGGCTCCTGGGTCTTTTACCCCCGAATACACCAACGATTTAGAAGTGCTGATATATGAGTTCGAAGAAGACAATCAGTGATCTGCCGGGATGGTCGGGCGACCCATCGATGCGCATGCACGTACATAAGCCAGGGGCTTCCGAGGCGCTTACACTGAGCGAATTTGCTGGGCTTGTTACCACGGGCGAGGGCCTGCAGACAGGGGACATTGTGCTGCGCCCGGACGGAGTCTATGCCGATGCCCTGGAATGTAATGGTTCCCTACACGCCACGGCGAGTTTCCCGGTACTTGCGGGTAAGCTTAATTACGGGGAATTCGGGAGCTCTCCGATTTCGGTTAATGCAAATAGCGAGATCAGGTCTAATACTGTTGAGGCTTTTTGCATTAGAAAAATTGGACAGGTAAGAGTAATAAGCGAAACTGGAAATATCAGAATATACGTTGCGGGTGTTCTACAAACATCAACTGCATATTACCAGGCAAACACCAAGAATATATTCAAGACTGTGAATGGGCTCTATTTTAAGGATAAGAAGTCCACTGGCACCCTTGAGTCAATTTATTATGTAGATCTTCTCGGAGTGAGCTCTGTGGCCTACGCGGCTGGAGGTGCCACGCTGACTGATATAGTTGGTGCTGCAACTTTATCTTCAAAGACAGATTTATTTTTCTATCGAAAAACCGGAGTGGTGTATGTCGACAGCAAAAACACTGCTAACACATCAGTATCCACTAGTATCGGTTCTTTTTCCTCTGCTGACGGATATGCTTATCAGTCGCGGAACGGAAACATCTACTACCTGGGCATAATTAATAGTCTGTACGGTATCTACAGGCTCGCCGTGACTTCAAATTCGGTATCTTTAACTTTATTGCAGTCGGGTGAGTTTACGACCGCTATTGCTGGGTATTCTAATTACATTTATTTCGGTTCAGGCTCTGTTAAATATCGCCTAAATGCCAGTTCGGATGTCATTACCGAGATCGCTGTGCCAGCAGGCTATTACTCGACAGGAGTCTGCCATGACGACAATTTCATTGCGCTCACAGGCCACAATTTAACCAGGCCTAAACTTTCGTTTGACGGAGGTAGTTCTTGGCAAGACTGCCCTCAAATGAACAATTATGGATTTATAGACTACGACTCAACAACCGGCGAGATGGTTATTTGCGGAAAAACAGGCAGTACTGGATCTGTAAATGGCCAAGTAGGTAGTGTTCAAATCAATGCTATGAACTTCCCATCCGATACGATATTCAGAGTGCCCAAGATTGCCAGTGCGACAAGCCGAATGAAATGGTATGTGACGATATGAGAGCTTACTATAACGAGACTACAGGCTTTGTTATTAGCATTTCGAATTCGCTTGGAGTCTCTTATCCATTTATTGAAACCACCGACCTTATTTCATACTTGGAAAGCGTAAATAGCGGTTTGGTGCCCAAAGTCGAAGATGGCCAGCTGGTGTTTGTAAAGGACACTGCTGAGTCCTGGCGACAGATCCGAGAAACCCGTGACATACTCCTGCTCGGTGGTGATCACGCAATCAACATGGCTTACGACGAAGCTAGGATTTCAGGCTCTGAAGTAAACCCCGAAAAGCTCAGATTAATTGCGGAGTACCGCCAGGCACTACGCGATATCACGAATTCCACTGACACCGAAAATGTAATTTGGCCGCAAAAATCTTGGTGATGTAAGTTGGCACCTGAAGATTTTTGACGTGTTACAATATATAAAAGGGTGGCGAAGATCACTCTGTTGACGATAATAATAATAATAAGAAGAAAATAATGTCAGCGACTCCTCCGGCCCCACCTACAAACATGAACTCTCTCGGCATTTCCCTAGCCAACCTCCTGCAATTGGTGGGTATGCTTGCTGCCGGGCTGTTGGCTTACTCTGGCTTGGACAAGCAAGTTGAGCTAACAAATCAGCGCGTCGATGTCCTCCAATCTCAGATCTCTACCTATCAATTTGAGCGCAAAGAAGATACAAAGCGGGTTGAGGATAAACTGGATAAGATCAGTGCGCGGATTGACGCTCTTCTAGTCAAAGGAGCGTCGAAATGATTGCGATGTTTTCGGCATTTTTTGGATTTATGGCTCCTTTTTTGCCCGAGCTTTTGAAGTATTTCACTCGCAAGCAGGACAACTCTCACGAGCTGGAGCTGATGAAGTTGCGCCTGGAAAGCGCTGCTTCGGAGCATACCTGGCGCATGGAGGAAATTAACGCTAAAGCTGACATCGAAGAGTCCATTGCTGTTCGCAAGCCCGAAGAAACTTATGCTGATAAGTTGTTAGGTGCTGCCAAGGGTTCTGGGATTGGTGTCTGGATGACCTCGTTTATCGCTCTAGTTGGAGTTATTATTGATGCTGCTATTCGCCTAGCACGTCCTGCAATTACTTATGCTGTTGTGGGTTTCTATATAACCTACAAACTTACAATGTTTCATGTGTTTGAAAATGGCACGGGTGGTGCGGAAGCGATTCTCAAAACTTGGGGCGAGTTCGACGAACAACTGCTGATCATTGTTGTTAGTTACTGGTTCGGACACCGTGCGCTGAATAAGTGGAAGCGGTGAGATGGGTATTTACGTGCCGCGCCAGGCTGTTGAATTGGCTTCGAGGCCGGAGTTTGATGGGCTGCATGACCCTGATCGGCGCACTTCGTTGATTGAGCCGTATCACGATCCTGTGGGGCTGCCGACGATTGGTTATGGGCACTTGCTGAGCCGAAAGTCGTGGGAAGACTTGTCCCGGTTTCCGGCGATCACCGCTGAGCAGGCTCGGGCGTTGCTGGTATCTGACTTGGCCAAGGCTGCAGCCTCTGTTAACCGGCTCATTACTGTGCGGCTAAGTGATAGTCAGCTCTCGGCGCTTATCGACTTCTGTTTCAACTGCGGCGCGGGGAATTTGGAGATCTCGACCCTGCGGCGCGTGATCAACCGTGGTGAGCTTGCTGATGCCCCGGAACAGTTCATGCGCTGGGTGCACGCCAAGGGTGTGAAGCTGCCTGGTCTTGTTAAACGCAGGCGTGCGGAGGTCGAGCTCTGGCTCGCATGAAGCATGGCTAAGTCGGCTGCTGACAAAATCATCGGACATCAGATCCAGCTGCGTGGGCAGTACACCAGGATCGCGAAACAGGCTGTTCAGCGACTGCAGAAGCTACGGAGTGAAGTAAAAGCTGAACTGATTGACGCGATGGGAAGGAATGACCTGGCGAACACTTTTGGTCGGATGGGCATGCTCAAACGGATCGATCGAGCGGTGTCTGACCAATATTCAGCGATGGAGTCTGATCTTGTTGATGAGCTGACGGCGCTTTACCAGTACGAGCTCGACTGGAGTGACCGGGCTTTCAAAATAGGGATGTCTGAGAGTCTGGTATCGGAAGATTTCATTCGCTCTTTTGTAGAGTCCGACCCGTTTGATGGAAAGCTTTTGAAGGAGTGGGTCAGTGAGCAGGAGTTGGCCACACAAACGGCCATTAAGCGCACTGTCAGGCTGGGAATCGTCAACGGACTCTCATCTGACAAGATCGTAGCATCGCTGATTAACGACCCGAGCAATCCGTTCAAAACGTCAAAGCGCAATGCTGAAATTTTGGTTCGGACTGCTGGGGCTCATGTTACGGCCAGCGCCGATATGAAAGGGTTTGAAGAAGCTGGCGTAGAGAAATACCAGCTGTCGTCTGTGCTGGATATGCGCACAACCCGCATCTGTGCGTCTTTGGACGGGAAGGTTTTCAGGGTTGCCGATGGGGCCAGGAAAATGCCTCCGTTCCACCCCGGCTGTCGGACAACGATGATCGCGATTTTTGACGACGAAGAGCCTGTTGACGAAAATTTTGAAGGCTGGCTGGGTAAGCAAAGCGAGGCTGACCAGGTCAAATGGCTCGGCCCGGTGCGGTACAAAATGTGGAAAAGCGGCGTAAGGATTGAGAGCTTCGTTGATCAGGATGATCTGCATGTGCTGTCGCTCGCTGAGCTGAGAAAAGTCGATCTGGTTTAGAGAGCGTTTTTCTTAGCCAAATGGTTTCACCCTCAACGGTCTATTTCCTTTTAAAGAGAGAATGACCCGTTGAGGGTAGGCCTCTATAAAAATAACAACAATTGGTTAAGAGAAACGCTTTTTATGAGCTACGCGACATACCAAAACTATCTCGACGAATTCGGAACGGATGACGTACCCGAGGACGGCGAGTCTCGAATCCCCAGGGCAATCGAAAAGTCGTCCAGGCTAGCGGACTCGTACATTCGAGCCGGAGGCTTGGCTACGCCCTTGGTGGATGAACTGGCGATCGGAGACATCCGTGGTCACGTGCTCGACATCGCTCGTTACTACGCTTGGAGCGACAACCCAGGTGACGAATTACGTAAGCGCTACGAAGACGCCACCCGCTGGTTCGAAGGCCTTGCAAGCGGTCGCAACCGCCTCCAAACGTCGGAGCAGTCCAGCGTCAAAACTGGATTTCATAACGTTCGGATCATCCGATCGTGATTAGTTTTAGTAGCGGCCCTGGAGCTCCACCTGTAGAGCTCGAAATCAACACGGCTCAGCTCCAGGCCCTGGCAGATAAAGTTAAGCGCCTGGGCCCCCGCAACCCCCACATAAAGCAAGGCCTGAATCAAATCGGCGTCAGGTGGGTAGCCCGAATCAAAGCGAATTTTAGGAAATCGGTAGATCCCTACGGCGGCTCATGGCCTGGAATTTCCCACCGCCAGGGTCAACCCCTGATCGACACAGGGCGGTTGCTAAACAGCATTAAACACCAAGTCGATGACCTCGATCTTGATCTCGGCTCAAATCTCATTTACGCCGATAACCATCAATACGGAATAACTGTAAAACGAAGGGCTTTCTTCCCTGATAGTCGCGGACTTCCGAAACAGTGGCTTGAAGAGTATGAGAAAATAATGGTAGAACAAATCGAGAAGGCACTAGCATGAATCTCACTCAGCACCTCGAAGATCTAAAAGCCGAAATTGAGAAAATCGAAAGCAAACCAAAAGTTGAGCTTTTTTCCGGCACTCTCAGCGATGAAACACTGAAGTCCATTAAGCTCGACGGCGGAAAATCGTATGTCCTCCTAGGCTGTGCCGGTGGCCCTATTCCTGAAAAGAGAATTAGGCTGGAAGTTGACGCAGTATATGGCGCATTCGTAATTGCAAAAAGTGACCAGGACACCAAGGGTCTTTCGCGACAAGCAATGAACGTAGCCAATGAAATTGCAGTTCTGATTGATAAATATCGGGGCAACACCAAAACAAACACCAACCTGCCCATGTTACAATCTATAGAAGAACTCTTTTCTGGCCTCAAAAACGGCAGCAACTTCTCAGCCTGGCAAGTGATTTGGACACAAAGAGTCGCGCTCGTTTGAGCACAAATAAACACCCAAAACTATAATAATAAAGGGTAAACAAAATGTCTGTAGGATTTAACTCACCTGACAACACTGTCGGCTGGATTGGCAATGGTGCAGTTCTGGCTTCGCGAATTGATAAATCAACTGGTAAACCAAAGGGCGGTTTTTTTAACCTTGGCCAGCTCAGTTCAGCGTTAATGGCTATTACCGCTGACAAAGTTGAGATGCAGGACACGATGTCTGGGAGTCAGGGGATTGCAAAGTCGAAAACAGTCAAAACAACTATTGAGGCTACTTTTACACTTAAAAGTGTGAGTCCGGAAAACGTAGCCCTTGGCGCGTTCTCTGAGATTGTAAAAGATGCTGCTGTTGTCAGCAAAACCTTTACTGCCCAGGCGTTCAAAGGACGGTCGATTGTACCTGACGGTATTATTGCTAGCGTTGCGTCAGTCACCGAAGTTTCTGGCTCCACAGTGCTAGTAGCCGGAGAGGATTATGTCGTAAGTAATGGCCATATCTATTTTCCAGAAAGCGCTGGTATCGTTGATGGTGATGAAGTTGCTGTTCAATATTCAACGGTTAGTACCAAGCGACTGGAAGCGATGATCACTTCGGACATGGACTTGTACATCGTGTTTGACGGTATGAACGTCGAGGAAGGTAACAGTCCAGTTAAAGTGACTATTTACAACGTGTCGCTAAGCCCCATGACTCAACGCCAGTTGATCGGCACTGATTTTGGTGAGCTGGAGCTAAAGGGTACTGTGCAGCTTTCTAGGTCGGTAGCGGGAGCTGGGCTGTCGCGGTACTACAAAGAAGAGCACGCTGTAAGCGCCTGACAGTGTAGAATGTCCGGCTTATATAGGGCTGGACATTTTTGGCGAGGAAATGCATGAACGAAGTCGAGAGGGTGTTGGGCAGCCCCGTGGGTTACGATTTATCAGAACCAGCGGCTAAGACTAAACGAGTGGTCATTAGTCTGTCGATCGCAATGGCTTGCTTGGTTCTAGCTAAAATTGAACCAGGCGATCAGTTTTCGCTGGCCGGAATAACCCTCAAAGGTATAACTTCTTACAAACTGATTCTGGGGCTGCTCATCGCCCTGTGCTGGACATATGTGCACTTTGGTTGGTATGCGGTCGAATCATTTATGGAGTGGCGCTTACGAATTACTGGTACCAAAGTTGCCTTTGTAACAACTGGCATGCTTGCGTCGCATAATGGAGATTATCCGGGCGATCCCAAGCAGTCCACCTTATATAATTGGTGGGTCGGTCAGGCGCGTCAGATGAAGCCGCTTGGTGCTAAAGTCGATGAAATTGAAAATCGCATCGCCTTGCTTAAAACCGAAATAGATAGTCCTACACCGGTAAGTCCAGGTGTTGCCGGAGTCACTGAAAGAGACAAAGGTTTTACAAAGCTTGAGAATGCATTACTCCAGCTGCGACATGAGCTGATGGCATCAACCAAAGCTGTTGAAAGTGAAAGAATACCCGCTTCGCTGGCTAGATTTGACGGTTGGTTTAGAAATCTGCTTACTTTACAAAACGTCAGAGTACTAGTCGTTGATATAGCGTTCCCGATGGTTCTTGGTGTGGCTGCAATCTGGCTAGGCGTCAGATACCTAATACAAGCGTAGAAAGGGCTCTCCGGAGCCCTCATCTTCACCAGGACGGTCAGTGGTTGTACTTGTACCAAATTCGGTTGATACCTGCTTCTTGGATAGCCTTGTCGTACTTCCGCCCAGCGCCCAGGTCACGCAAGGCATTTCCAACCTCGAAATGAAACATGTCGTGCGAGCCTCCCAAGTCAACGTTGTCGAGGATCTGCGTCTCGATCAACTCAGCCACATCCTCGACCATCGCGCGTTCCCAGGCCACCCCAGTAGGGCTTCCAGGTACGCGCAATTGGTTGTGCTCAAAGCAAAGACGTCTCATGAGTTCTGGCATCGACTCATTCATTATTGAGCGCCTTACGGAAGAGGTTAAATGTGTCCATCGCTTGCTCTTCGATCACCCACTCTTGATCGAAATCGATGAGCAGGGTGCTCCTGACGATATGCCCGACTTCGCTGAACCAGTCTTGATAATTGTCGAATGGATAATCCTTCGCTGCACGTTCACTTGCGTGCTTTCGGATTAGCTCTCTAATCTCATCGTTAGTGTCATATGTAATGCCGTCTGGATCAGCTGGCTTTTCTTCGATTTCAAAAAACATGGTGGACTCCTCTTGCGGTTGTCTATAGTTCCTATACTACATATGAGCCCGTGCCCTGCATAGTATGCAAGAACTAAAAAGTTAGATATAGATTGAAAATAACTATACCCAGCAAATGCCCGCATGCCAAATCATTTGAGAACAAACCCGAACAAGCGTGGGCTCTGTTATAATTTAGTAAAGCCGCATAATAATAATAAGAAGAAAAAGGCCAATGTCGTTACTCGATATCATCATTCCGTATCGCACAGTTGTTATTAACCAATCCATCGCTGAGAAGTCGGCTGTGTCAATTGACGCTTTTGGGCTAAATACCGAGGATTTTGTTTATCTCGTCGACGGATACAAAACAGTACTGGCCTCAATCTTTCTACGCAACGCGAAGGAGGATCTGAAAAACATTGAGACTTCCAAGGAGATTTTGGGCTCGTTTCCGGAGTTTGCCGCTGCTTGTGTTGCATGTGGATGTCGCCAGCGCGATGCCCAGGAATATATTCGTCAGCTTCCTTTTCCGATCCAAATTGAACTTCTAAGCACTATTTTCGAATTAACGTTTCCAGAAGGTCTAAAAAAAAGCCTGGAAAAATTGATGCCGACAATCTTACAGCTGCTCAAAAAATAGAAAAGTATGAGTCTGATCGCAAGCGCGCTGAAAGTCCGGACGAACTTGATCCCCAGGAATTCGCGTTAGTCCTCATTGATAACTGTGAATTACTTATCGCGAATGGCCACGCAAGTTTAGATCCTTATAAATATTCCCTCAAGAAACTACTGTATCTAACCGAAGTGCACAAAAGAAGATTGAGAGAGTATTTGATGGGGGATGTTCTAACCAATCATCATTCCAGGATTGCGTGCGCTACAGGCGATGGAAAAGCCTTTAAAAAAATTATCGACCAGCTTAGCCAATAATAAGAAGGGCGTATATGCCACAGAATACCGTTATCCAGCTCGTCCTGCGTGCGCGTGACGAAGCTTCGAACGTCCTTAAAGGCGCTGCGACTAAAATTGTGGGCCTGATGGCGGCATTCGCTGGAGCTACCGCTATTAAAGAGACGGTTGCCGAACTTTCAAATTTGGATGTGGTAGCTCGCAAACTCAATATAAGTATTGAGGATTTAACGGCTGCTCAGTATGCCGCGTTCAAGGGGGCCAACGTCGGCCCGGAACAGTTTACTGATGCGCTAGAAGAAGTACGGATAAAGATTGAAGAATTTAACTCCATAAACTCTGGCGGGGCAATAGACTTCTTCCAGATTATGAAAGTAAGCGCCAAGGATTTCATGAAGTTGAATCCGTTGGAGCAGTTGACAAAAATCTCCGATGTGATGAAAGGGATGTCCTCATCCGCGCAATTCACTTTCTTGGATCAAATTGGCTCAGATAATCTTCGCAATCTTTTGCCGGTATTGCAGAATGGTAGCGCTGAATTTAAAAATCTGATGGAACAGGCTAAGCAAGCGGGCTATACATTAAATAGCCTGGATGCCAAAAATGTTCAACAACTAAATTCCGCTTTTAGTCAACTAAGTACCTCTATTAGTTCCGGTTTCAAACAGTCTGTTGCCACTGCAGCTCCTGAATTCCAGGCCTTGATCGAAATGTTCCTCCAAGGAACTACCGATGTGAGAACTGAAACGGAGGGGATGGCTAATTCCGGTAGAGAGAGTTTCAGGTCGTTCGTGTCGGCCACAGGTGGCGTTTTGTCTGCCATTGGTCGGGTAGGCGATGCATTCTTTGCTGTGTTTTTCGGCCTATCAAAAGGCGCATCGGACACAGTAACATTATTAGCGCTGGGCTTCGACACGATCCTGAAATACTTAGGAAAGTTTGCATCCAGTTTTGTTAGTTTTTACAGCAGAGCCTTCGCTGATGTGTTGAAATTAGTTGGAGAAATATTTGTTCCAGGCATTCAAAGTTTACTGAATAAAATTCCTGGCTCAATCGCAAGTTCAATGGCCGAGTCTCTCAATGGAGTTCAAGCATACCTCGCAGAGTCTGTAAAAAATCTAAATAAACCAGTAGACCTGAATTTCTCGTCCTCTTTTCTGCAGGATGTTGCTAAGTCTACGGACGCTGCGAGTAAAACATTCGATGAACTCGGCAGGCAAGCGGTAAGAGCGACGGTTACTGGCGTCGGTGGTATTGCCGGTGCGATTACCGATGTCACCAGCAAAATGCTTGAAAATGGCGCCAAGATTCAGGAGAACAACAAAAAACTGGTCGCTGAAGACACTGAGCGCAACAAGTCGGCGGTAAGCAAAGGCGGTGATGCCAAGAACAACCTGGTCAATTCCCAAACAGCAGCCACCATCGCCGCTACCCGCGCAAAACTAGCGGCTGACCTGGCAAAGCTTGAGATCGACAAAACTATCGAGTCGATCGACACGCGCCGGGAGCTGGAACAAAAAGCCCTGGATGCCCAAGCCGCAGCTCAGACTTTGTCAGCAAATGAAATCGCGGACAAAAGACTGGCGATCGATTTGAAAGCAAACGCTGAGATAAGTGATCAGCGGAAAAAGTCCATTGGGGAAGACATCAAAGTCCTGCAGGCCCAGCTCGGAGCTCAGCAAAAAGTCTTGGGAAATGCAGTGATCGACTCGGATCGTGGTACTGCGCTGGCATCGATAGAGGACATTGAAAGTCAGATCACTCTGAAGAAGCAGGAGCAGTTGAATCTTAGCTCCGCGTTGGCAAACCAGGAAGCCATTCTGAAGGCCGATCGGGCCACGGCGCTGGCGGATTCCCAGGCTCAGATTAAGGCGATCCAGAACCAGCTGGATGTCGACTTGCTTCGTATTCGGGGGAGTAATTATCAAGCGGATTTGAAGGAAATTGAGAAGGAGTTTGCTGATACAAAGCGGGTGCTCGAACAGCTCGGCGGTGATTCAAAAGCGGCCCAGGAGCTAGTAGCGGCCAAGAAAGCAAAAGCTGAGTTGGACGAGATCGACCGGCAGTATGCAGCTCTAAAGCTGAAGCTTGAGCGTCATCAGATTTCTCCATTCGACTACCTTAACAAGGTCGATGAACTTGGGGCGAAGGGGGAGGCCGCTGCGGGAGTTACGGGCAATCCTGATGACGAAAATAGGGCTAAGCAATCGCTCTCGGACGCGAAGAGCGAGGTCTTCAATATTCAATCTCTTGTTGAAGAGCTGAATGGAAGCTTGGGTGAAGGGTTTGCGGGGGCTTTTTCAGAGTTCATCAGCGGTACAAAATCGGCCAAGGAAGCGTTTGGTGAAATGGCTCAGTCTGTGCTCGCTGACATCGCAAAAATGATTGCGAAATTGCTCATTCAGATGGCCATTCAAACGGTACTTAACATGATCCCTGGCGGGGCAGCGGCAAGTGCGGCAGGCGCGGCGGTGAAGCATGACGGTGGATTAATTGGTGGCTCGGGCCGAAGCAGAAATGTACCAGGCTGGGCCTTCGGCGGTGCTATGAAATATCACACTGGGGGGATAGTCGGGTTGAAAGCAAATGAAGTGCCAGTAATTGCCGAAAGAGGCGAAGAAATGCTGACCGCTTCGGATCCTCGTCACCGCAATAACATTGGTAAAGGTAAAGCTTCAGGTGGCGACTCAGGGCGGGTCACGATTAACAACGTTATTGATGTGCCAAGTATTGCCAGCGCGCTCGAAGGGTCGGACGGAGAGCGGGTAATTATGAATCACATCCGTGCAAACAAGTCTGAAATCAAGTTAATGTAAATGCTATAATATATAAAAGCCAACTATAATAAGAAGACCATGGCTCTCTACACTTTTACTGCAACTGATCAAAACGATTTTGTGAGCAAACTCCTCGCGAGGGCTGTCGGTGAGGGGTGGACTCTTGTGCGGGATACCGCAGTCGAAAAGGTTTTGAAGATTCCCGCCGTGGGATATCTGGCACTGCTTATTGATGGCGTAAATGTCGAGTTCCAGGCGTTTCGGTTGTATGACGCTGCTCGTGCCATTGCCGACCAAATTGGATCTCTGCCGACGCCTGTGGGCGGGCTCAAATTACCCCGCATTCCTCTGCATAATCAGGCGTTTCAGGTGTGGTTGTCTGTGTCGGAAAGGCGGCTTGCCGGGGTGTGTCGGATTTCAAATACGTATCACAGCTTTTACGCCGGATTGATCTTGCCGTTTGCTCCGACCGACCAATATCCATTTCCATGCTATGTGGGTGGATCTGGCGACGCTGAGCTGTGGTCTTCTACGTCATCCTCGGCATCAGCGTACCCATTTTATGGCGGGCAGAGCCGGCCAGGTCGTGTGTGTTTGCCAGGTGGCGGGTGGCAGGAAGTGTCTCGTTCGGATTCCGGGGATTCGCTAGATTTCAAACCTTCGTATTTGTATGAGCGGGCCTATGTTTGGCCGTTTGACGGCGGTCTGGCAAATCTGGGTAAAACGCTAGCTGGCGAGCACGTTATTTACAACGCGATGATCGTTTCGTCGACGCCAGCGGCTGGCCTGGCACCCGACGATGGCATGTGGCTCGGGTACCTTGATGGGATCTTTGCGTGCAGCAATGTAGGCGCATCGGCAGAGTCAGTGATTACGATCGATTCAATCCAATATTTACTCGTGCCGAACGTGTTCCGGGGCTCGCAGTACTACGCTTTCAGGCTCAATTAATGAAATATCAAACTGGCGCTTATTCATCGTCCGAAAATCTCCTGCAGCTGCTGAAAGATAAGCTGGTCGTTGAAGGCTGGGCTGTGGATCTCCATGCCTACGTCAATTCAGCAGACACTACCTTCGGAAAACGGCTGCACATTCAGAAAAATGGCATGTTTTTTAGCCTGCGGAATTTCGACGACTACACACCAACTCTTGACTACAAAGCCACTGGTTTTGGCAAGACTGGTATCGACGTACGTGCCAACGATAGCTTTTCGGCTGCAGCAAAGTGGAACGAACAGCCAGGGACACCGTTTGTGCGTATGTATGCCCAAACTGGGAGCTCTGGAATTTTCCATTTGTTCACAACTGACACCAAGGTATTGCTGATTGCTGAGTACGAAACCGAGCGATATAGCCACATTATTTTCGGGGCGCACGACACGCTAGACCCCGGCAGTGGCGGGCAGTTTTTGACTGGCGCGAGCGGAACATTTTCGAGCACCTGGAACATCCCGTTCGACACGAGCACAGCGACAACTGCCTGTAAAATTGCGAAGTCAGATTTCGCAGGATGGGTACTCGGTTTCGCATACCCCGCCGACCCCGGACAGGGCATATGCAGCAGTTTTAATTACAACAACGCCATCCGTGTTCCAAATTTTTCCCCCAGCAGCACGACCACCGTAGGCGATATTGGCAGCTCAGCTCGCAGCTCAAATCGTCTCAATGGCCTGTCAGCGCTCATGCCGATCTACACATTTGTAAAGCACGAAGGCGCTTACTGTCCGTTCGCGGAATTCGACGATCTGTATTTCATTAATTGCGATCTGATGACAGCAGAGCAGACATACATTGTCGGCAACAGGACGTACAAAATCTTCCCGTTTTTCGGAAAACAGACGCCGGCAGTCTCAACCCAGCCGCTGTTTAACCTGGGTTTTGGGGTGGAAGTCGATGCATAGAGTCTCCCCTGGATTTCAGTTCATCAGCGGGCAGGGCACTTACTGCGGGTACGAGTTCGATCTGCAGCCTGCACTTGTGTTTGCTCACAAACGCTTGGGCGGTGCTTATGCCTACAGCGGATATTCCAACCTAAATTGGTGCTGGGCAGGGCATGATGCTGTGACCTGGGGCGACGTCTTTTTCGACAACGTCTTCGTGACACCAGCTGTGATCGATGCGGGGTTGATCTCGTCCGATGAAACGTTTGAATTTTCGATTTGGCACTCGTATCGATCTTCCATTTCTCTATCCGGGGTGACTCAATTCGGGGTCGATGGCGTGGATTTGATCGGGGCGAAATCGGGGCTACTACTGTCGTTCGAAGCGGCGCAGTATCAGGTTTTTCTTAACCAAAATACGGGCGACGTTGGCTACAGGGCATCGTTCGATTTCGGCGCAGCCGGCTCACATGATTTCAGCCTCACGGCGACCCGCGCCATTGTCCTGAATTTTGGAATCGACTGGTCGGTTCGGCCAGAGATAAAGCACTCATATCTGACCGAGGTGATTGAGAGCTATGACGGGACTGAGCAACGTATTTCCCTGCGCGACAAACCTCGAATGTCCGCCACTTACCAATACGGGTTGTCCGACGCTGACCAGTACTTATTCGGAAACCTGGTGGGCAATTTCTCCGGGAAATACCTGGTACCGCTCTGGCCTTTTCAGTCATCCATTTCCGCTCCGCTAACCGCTGGCCAAGGATCGATTACGGTCGACTCCATGAACAACTACATTCGTTTTGCAAGCAAAGTGATTGTTGTTGAGGGAGATACTTGGGAGGTTTTCGAGGTTGCTGGGGTTTCTGGACAGGTTGTCTCGTTTAACCATTTGGCTAAGAAAAACTTCTCTTACGCGGCTCGACTTGTGCCGGTAGAACAGGCCTGGATAGCTGAGGAAACTAATTCGGTTGTCCAAGGTATGAATGTAGAGACGACAACGGCGACATTCGACTTTGATGAAGTTGAGTACGTTAAGCCAATGGCGTGTGATGACTTCACAAAGTTTAACAACAGGCGGGTACTGGATATTCGCCCGGATCGATCTCAGGACGTTTCCATCAGCTATCTAAAATTACGGGAGACGTTAGATCCAAATATTGGCAGGCGTTATAACTATGATCGTCAGCAAGGCGCGGTTAAGTTTTTTCAATTTGGCTGGAGATACTTTAATGAGTTTGACCGCATGCGATTTGAAGATTTTGCCGAGCTAGAACGAGGAGGGCAGGGAGAGTTTTATGTAGAAAGCCCACTCGTAGGCCTGGAGTTAAACAATGATGTTGAGTCAGCGACGCTCCAGATTGTTGTCAAAAAAGCCAACTACAAAAACTTCTTGAAATCAAAGTCGTTTGCTCCGGCTATCGCAATTAAGTTGTATAATGGAATCACGCTATATCGAAACGTAGAAAGTGCAAGCGACGGCCTGGGCAACACTGAAGTCATTGATTTGGCTGAGCCAGTTTCAAATGTTTCAATAAAAGACGTGGAATATATAGCGCCATTGTTCCTGGGTCGTTTCGAATCAGATGAATTTAATTACATCTTCGATACCACCGCTGACAGCACAATAACAAAAATAATAAGGCAGTTGCTGAATGCTGACGCTGAAATCGATCGAGAGATCACTATCACTTAATAAACCCGTTGAACTCTATTTTTTTGAGTTTGGTTCGGCTTACTACGCTTACACGTCCGGAACTAAGCAACACTTGCACACCGATGGCATCATCTATCAGCCACTGGCTTTGAAACGGTCAAAGGTTCAGCGAACGTCAGAAGACTATAAGAATAAACTTGAGATCAACATGCCCGGCGACTCCGCTATCCCGCTGCTATTTCGGGCTCATCTGCCGTCAAAACACGTCACACTAAAGGTGTTCCGCTCGCAACGGGACAATCCCAAGCTATTCGTTAACGTATTTGCCGGCGAAGTTAGTTCTGTGACCTGGAATAACTCTGTAGCAACAGTCCAGTGCAATCCATCCAGCGCCTTGCTGCGACGCCAAGTTCTTAGATTTGGATATCAAGCCCAGTGCAATCACCATCTTTATGATGACTTGTGCGGCCTTGATATCACAAACTACCAGGAAATGCAGGCAGTAATTAGTGTCGAAGATGGCGGCAGAATTGTTTATCTTTCTGGATTTAATCATGACGCTGAATACTATTTGGCTGGCCTACTGTCGTTTGACGAAACAGATTTTAGGATGATTACCGATATTGATACCAGTACCGGCTATGTCCAACTAATTTCCGGAATCGACTCCCTTTCCCCCGGCGATCAGGTAAAACTCGCAAAAGGCTGCAATCGTTCAGCACAGGCATGCCACTCATTCGGGAACTTTGACAATTTTTATGGCTGTCTGACTATTCCCGACGAAAACCCTTTCGTATAATTAGAAGAATAAAAGAAATGGTACTTGCTGCTTACTTCGTTATCATGCTTATTATGATGCTTGTTGTCATGCGTATGGCCAAGTCCCCTGAGAATGCCAAGCCAGCAGGCATTGAAGACTTCAGTTTTCCGACGGCAGCAGAGCGCCCTGTTCAAGTTTTATATGGCACTCGAAAGCTCGGTGGGTCTAATGTCCTCTGGTACGGGGACTTGCGCACCAATGCCATTAAACAAAAAGTCAAAACCGGTTTTAGTTCAAAAAAAGTAACAGTTGGCTATAAATATTACATGGGCGTACAGCTCGGGATTTGTCACGGCCCTGATGTTACTTTAAAACAAGTTTGGTTTGATAACGATGTCGCGTGGGAAGGCACGATAAAAAACGGTTCGTTTGAAATCAACAAACCAGAGCTGTTTGGTGGCGAAGAGAAAAATGGCGGGGTTGGTGGGACTGTCAGTTTTTATAATGGTGATCTTGCCCAGGCGGCAAATGCTTACCTTCAGCGCGTCGTAGGCATTGACATCGTTTCGCCGCTGCGTTCGCTGTGCCATGCAGTGCTCGAAGGATTCTACATTGGCAATTCGGAAACCCCCGCAAAAATCAGCTTTGTTTGCTCCAGATTTCCAAAATCCCCTGCCGGCAACGCGGCCCTGGAAATCATCGGTGATGACGCAAACCCAGCGTACGTGATTTATGAATTCCTGACTGACCAACGATTCGGCGCTTCGATTTCAAAGTCGCTTGTCGACATCGCCACCTTTGAGTCTGTTGCCCAAACTCTTTTCAGCGAAGGGTACGGCGTGTCTGGTGTCGTTGACTCGTCGAAAACAGCCTCGGCGATCGTTGATGACCTGCTGAAAATCATCAACGGCAATCTGGTGACCGACGCCGCCACAGGCAAGCTAAAACTCAAAATCGTGCGTGAGGATTACGACATTTCGTCCCTGGCTGTTGTCGATGCTTCGAACATCAAATCCCTTTCAAATTTCAACCGTGGATCCCTGGATACAGCGGTGAACGAAGTAAAAATTAAGTACCTGTCGATCGCCGATGGCTTCACTGAGCGCACAGCCACAGCTCAAAACCTGGGCCTAAGGATCCACAAAGGCGACAGCGATGGCGTTAGCTACGACACCCCATCGGTCTCAACTGCTGCGCTGGCGGCAAAAATCGCTCAGCGTGAAATGAGGCCGCTTTCAGTTCCATTGGCAACGTGTGTTGTTGAGTGCAATCGGTCGATGTTCGATGCAGAAATGTGCGATGTCGTCCTGCTTTCGTGGCCACCGCTGGCAGTGGAAAATATGGTCATGAGAGTAATGGGGGTGGACTTAGGGTCGCTTGAGGACAGCACAATAAAGCTGAGCCTGACCCAGGACGTCTTCGGCGTGACTAATACCGTTTACAGCGATGGGTCAGACAAAATCTGGGTTAAGCCGACGTTCGATCCTGTCAGTCCACAAGCGGTAGAAATTGTCGAAGCCCCGGCGATTTTCACCAGCACCGCAGGACTCACCAGGTCACTACTCGTCCTCGCCGGGCAGCCCAGCGCCGGACAACAATACAAGCTAATCACTAGGCAGTCGGGCGAGGGTTGGGCAGAGCAGGGCGACGCTGCATTTACCCCCGCTTTTGAACTCGTCGAAGCAATGCCGGCAGGAGCCTGGACAGAGACAGATGGCCCGATAATTCGTGGAAATATCGACGATCTCGACAGCTACAGCGTCAGCGAAAACCGCCAAGCGCTGGGAATAATGTACATCGACGGCGAGTGGCTAAGCTACGAATCGGTGACTCAGCTAGCCAGCACCACCTGCCAGCTAAACAACATCAGGCGCGGGCTCTTCGGCACGACCCCGATAGCACACCCTCCGAGCCAAAAAATCTGGGCGGTAAGCGAGGGTCACGGCATAACAAATGGTCAGTTCTCCGCAGGCTCGACGGTTTACATCAAAACATTGGTACAAACTCAAACTCGCCGGCAAACAATCGACGAAGCCCAGGAAATTTCGTACACCATCGAAGGATCAAACGACCAACCATTTCCGCCAGGCCAACTGCGCGTAAACGGCTCAGCCGGAGGCCAAATTAACGGCGCAGCGACCCTATCTTGGAGAGCCCGAGGTGGGTCAGGACAGGAGGTGATTTTTTACGACGACGACATTTCCCAAGCCTCAGCGTCAACCTACGAAATCACCGTCTTCCACAGCGGCAGGCAGGTTTGGCAACAAAGCGGTGTTGCTGGGGAAAGCTGGGAGTTTACAGGGGAGCGTGGCGTCAATTCTGGCCTGCTTTTCGACCAGCTCACGTTCAAAATCCGGGCCACGCAGGTTGGCTTTAACAATAGTGTGCCACTGGAGGTCAGCGTTACCCGCTTGTCTGTCGCCTAGCCATATTAATAAGTATCTACTATTATATGTTTTTTATGGAAAGAGGCTTGCATATGTCCGACCATCGCAGCTCACCGATTTCCGAGTTCGAAAAATCAGTTGCGTCGCTACGCAACCGCTGGATCGAAAAAAGCTTTTTGGCCGAGGGCAGCGGCATGTCGCTGGAGGATGCCGAGTCTGTTTTCGCTCACAGCATGGAAATTTATAACAAGCCGGCAACTATTGTTAGTGACTGGTACTTGGTACACGTAGAAACCCCTCCAGAAGCAGCATCCCCCGGCTACGACGACCTAAAACCATTCGTTGTGTGCGCACTCAACGTTTTCAAAGACACTCAAAATCGGTTCGACAAAACAGTCCGTACGAGTCAAATGCTTTCATTTTTCGACAAGTCCATTTTCGTGACGCGGAACACTGTTTATCTGCTTGTCGGCCCTGGCAGGAGCATGCAGTACAGCGATGCCCCAGAGGCCTTTTCGTCATTTTTCAGACTCCTAGGCATGCGCGTATGAACGTCGAAGAGCTTATTTATTTGCTGTCAAAGCAGGATCCAAAGACTCGGGTCGTGACTGCTGGTTACGAAAACGGATTCGAGGATGTCGAGCACGTGAGGTTTGGCATCCTTTTTCGGAGAAAAAATCAGGAATGGTGGGATGGTACTTACGACGAGGACAATCATTGGAAGGCTGCGCCAGAGGAAGTTGTGATGATTTATGGTTCGTACAGGAAATGAATGTGGCCGAGCCCGGCGCTTTTATTTAACAGTGGGGGTTTGGGATGAACGTAGCAAAATTTATTGAGCTGTTGTCGACAATGCCTCAGGACTGCCGGATTTTTATTGGCGGTAAGCCTGACGGCGAGGTTACTGCGAAAGTGGAAACTGTATGTCGATGTCGCGAGATAAACGGTGAGCAAATACGTGTTCGCGAGGAGATCGTTTTTCTCGGCATTGATGCATGGAAATGAAGCTGTTTCTTGATACCGAATTCACTCGGCTCAGCGCCGACGCAAAGCTGATTTCCTTGGCGCTTGTAGCCGAGAATGGTGCTGAGTTTTACGTCGAACTGACGGACACATATCAGCTAACTGACTGCTCGCAATTCGTTGTCGAAGTCGTCCTACCTCAGCTTGACCCCGGCAGCCATGGGATAACCTTCCTGCAGGCCCAAGCCAGGCTTGCGGCGTTTCTAAATCAGTTCGATGGGCCAGTCGAAATCCTCTCCGATGCGCCCGTCTGGGACTGGGATTTTTTCTGTGACATGGCATACCTAAACGGCAAATGGCCCGCAAAAGTCAGCAACCGTCCCGTGGACATCTCCAGGATTTTTGACAACAAAGACCCTGCCGAGCTGCCCGAGGTGGAGGAGTTGCCGCATCATGCGCTGCTGGATGCTAGGCAGATTTTTCGGCTTTTTTTATTAAGTTTAAGTTAATCAGTGTGTTCCGAGTAAAATCCAAAAAAAGGATCGTGTATATGTCAAACATGGGTCGTTCTCCCCAGGATTCTATATGCTCTAGCTAAAACATGATCAAAGGTCATTATGCTCATATTATGATAGCTAGAATTCAATATCCTAAAGGCTTCTTGCTGTTCTTCATTCCACTCATTAGATCGGCCATATATCAACGTGCAGCGAGGTTTGATCGTTTTTATCCCACCAACCCGCTGATAAAATTTTATGCTGTCGGCCTCTCTTTCGACTTCGTGAATATACTTAGATGCTTGTGTGATTGCCTTAATGAGGTCTGAATGAGGTATATAATTGCCATGGTCAAGTGAAGAGCTCCAGAATTGCAAGCCGCCTTCAGGTCTTTTTATTTCAACTATATCTAAAAAGCCATCGTAGCTTTCCATTAAGAAGTCAGAAATATTTTTTGTGTCTATGTTCCGCTCGTCTAATACCTTAACAAAGTCGCTGCCGAGTACCCAGCTATTCACCTCGAACCAATGTTGCCATTTGTTTTCGGTATGATCACTCTCTAACAATTGAATATATTCGTCTATTGCCCTAGCGCGCCTAGCATGAGCCAGTCCAATTTCTAATTCCTCTGGAATTACGTCGTTATCCAACAGGAACTGTAGCATCTGGGATCGATCGCTCTCGTCCAATAGTTTCTTAAGCTGCTGGGCGATAGATATGTCATAGGGAGTGCTTAGAGGTAGATATGCTTTAGCGCCATTTTTAAAAGGTTCGTAATTATCTTGGATAAATGAAACTAGATTTGTGAACTCTTCGCCATCCAGAGTAAGCTCGCTTTTGGGCTCGCTTAGCTCTACGATTTCACTTTCGTAAAAGTTTTTAGGTTTTTTGTATCTACCAATTTTTAGGTAGACTTCGTCCGGACTATTGTTGTGAGGAACTTTCCAGAATCCAGCCCGAGTTAATACAGTAGGTTTGTTTCGTAATAGTACAAACTTTTGATCCTTAACTTTTGACATCCTCTTTCCCTATTTTTGTATCTGCTAGTGAGCAAAACTTCACCTGAGAAAACTCATACAGTAGGCTACTGTTTTGCCACTACTCCGTCTATAGGTACGCGATGCTCTGATCACGAAGCGCATCAACTGAATTACCGATGCGCCTCCTATCTCAAGGATCCAGCAAGATGTCACAAGGCTGACGCTCCCGAATACCAAACATCGCCCTGGTCAAATTCACCGCTGGTATGTACTCAATATACTCAGCATCCCTGCGCTCCCGTTCCTTTTTTGACTCGAATGGCACACCGAAAATCGCACTTAGGAAAGCCTGGATTGCTTCAACAAGCTCGTCAATTTCTCGCTGACTCCGTGATTTGGGCTCAAATTTGACGGCAAATCGGCGGGTTCGGGAGAAAAAGCTGAAGTACCAGAATCTTTCTGTAGCGTGTTTTTGATCGTCTTGATCTCTTCGAGCAGCTTCGATCTCAAGTGCCTGAAAGGTTTCGGGGTCATAGGAAATTCCTTCTTGTGTTGTAAGTTTTTGAAAGGTGAGGCGGGAGCGCTTGAGTTTCCGGCCCGCGATGACTACGCCCTGAAACTCATAAGCAATACCTTTGGGCTGGTCATTGGCATTCTTTGTGAAGTGGACAAAAACACGCTGACGGCGCAGTAAGCGGATCAGCATGAACATGTCACCCTGGGCAGCCTGCGTGATCTCTACAGCGCCTGCGATCTTTGCGATCATCTTGTGCTTGCGGGGGATGTCGTCATTTCGCTCAGCGGCTTCCAGTGCAGCCCTGGTGATGGCCGTACCCCAGGTTTCGGTTGGAGAAGGGGCTTTGGTCAGATTGAACATATCCTCAATATCGGATGTGCTGTCACAGCTGGCCGACCTCTCGTTGCTGTCTTTGACCATTGAGAACGTCTCGTCCAGGCGGATGCGGTTTGCAACGATGTGGACATGCTGGGACTCGGTGTCCCCATGAAGCACCGCGACCCACTTGCAGCTCTCATCGAAGCCCATGTTGTTCATATAGACCTGCACAGCCTCTTTCCACTGTTGATCAGTGAGGGACTCGCCTGGGGGCAGGGCCAGGATTGCGTGCCAAACGGGTTTGATCTTTCGCTCTGAATCGATTGAGCCGCTCCGCATGCGCTCTACAGAGTCAAACTCTTCAATCATCCCCAGGACATCAATGTCGCCTCTATTGTGCCCGTGACGGAGAGGGTCAGGAGCCAAGCAGTTCTTTGCGATAGTCCTGATTTGAGTCAGTGCGTGTTCATGCTTTCGCAAACCAAAGATATACTCAATTCGGTTTTTGAACGAGCCAGTGCTTTTTTCTGTGATCTTTCCGATCATCTTCTTATACTCCCAATATCGTGTTGTTGATTTTCTGAAGCTCTTGAATTATTGACTCCGTTGGCGCGCCATCGTCTAACATCACTGCCACACGGATAATCATCTGAGCAATATGAATGTTGGCCCCTGGGATCGATGTCTTAGATTTTGGCTTGATGGCAATCAAGTGATCCCGAATAAAAGGGCCAATTGCTTGATAGCCTGCCTCCATGCATTTGGCTTTAATAGTATCCATCTCGATAGAGTTAAGCCGGACAATAAATGGCTTGTCACGTTTAAGTTCTGGTGCTGATTTTGGTTTGCCGACTCTTTTCTTATTATTGTTTTCCATGGCGCAACCTCCGAAGGAGAGTGAGCAGTATATGTCTATCATAGACACAACTGGCTATTCAATGCTCTATAGTTTTATTATGCAGGTGGAGATTGAGGTGGTGAAAGTTATTTTTTCAGGTATAACTAAATATCCACAGAGTGACAATGCAAAAGCGCACTGGGTCATAGCGAAAATGATGTGTGTCGCACTAAGGGGGAGTGATTTTCGCACTATATGACTGTGACATTCGCACTCGTCATTGCGATTTCACACTAACGCACTGTGACTTCACACTCCTGTACTGCGACATGGGGTATACCTATCCTGGCCAACCTTACTTTTCAGGTTATTCAGTGAGCGGTGAAGTGGTCATATTTGACGATAAGGTTGACACTTTTGGCAGCAAAATAGCCAAATTTGGCGCACAAAGAAGCCACAAATGGCACTAGTAGTTCCATCTTAGTCACAAAAAATCATTTATTACCCAGCAATCATTGAGTTTCAGCCTGCTTTTGTCAGTTTCAGTTCTGCTTTTTTAAATGTCAGGACATTCTTGCGCTCGATCTGATCAAGCAGTCCTCTGCACAGATACTCCTTAGTCATACCTGAAAGTTCAATGAGCTTGGCCTCTACCTTCATGCTCGATTCCAAAATTTCGGCGACCGTGACTGTTTTATAGCCGTCAGTGACGTCTACGTCCTGGCCTTTTCCGGAATGGTTGACCAAAACTTTCTGATGGTATCCGCTGATGCCAATGTAGTCTGCCACCGAAATAAATGAGGCTCGCAAAGTTTTACGCTTGTAGGATTCATGCATCCTTTTTTCTACTTTTTTTAGGAAATCTCTGGTGCACGACTCATGCAGGGGCCCACCGTTAATACTCGGAAATACATATTCACTTTCAGATTTTGAAATTGCGTAAAGAATTTGGGCGTAGGCCACGTCGTTGAGTACCAAGTGAAATCGTTTGCCATTTTTAAGGACAATGGTTCCTTCATCATTTTCAAATCTGATCGCTTTATACTCGTGATCAACCATGCTTTTTTTAATACCAGCCGACTCAGCAGGGCGCATGCCCGAGAAAGTCATGAACAAGATGTTAGATGAGCACTGGCTGAGTACAGATGGTCTTCGCCTCTGCGGGCCAGCACTTTCGATATCAAAACAGGCGTTGATAAAATCACCCAGATCGTCCGGCTGAACCCGTGTTTTATCGCGCTCATTGACATGCCATTGCTTTGTGACTTTCAAAATATCGACAGGATTATACGTAATGGGACACTGCCTGCCCTTGGCGTACCAGGCCATCGCGAAGTTAAACGTAATGCTTAAAATGCGAAGAGCTTTGTTGGCTGTCCTTAGTTTTGGCTTATTTTGTTTGTTTTTTTGATTGGTAATGTCCCTAAAGATTTTCTTTACAAGGTCGTGATCGAATTCAATAAGCGGGAGCTGTTCAAAATCGATAAGGTGGTTATCAAAAGATTTTCGGTAGTCTGCAATGCTTCCTTCGGACAATTTTTCTTTGTTTTCCAGCATGGTTTCGAAGGCCAGGCGCAGGGTGATAGCGGATGCTTTTTTCTGGGTTACCTTTTCCTCGACTTCCTTGGCCATCTGACCAGAAATCACAGAGGCTTTATTCCTGATGGCTTCGATTTTTGAGGTGAGTCTGTCGTACTGGCCGAGCGTGATGCGATGGGTTTTGCCGGCCAGCTTTTTGATGACGACAAACGTTTTGACGCCAGCAGCTGTGACGCGAATCGCGAATCCACCGGCCATGTCATCGTAAAAAATTGCCTCGGTTTTTCCTGTGGGGCAAATGCAACGGGTTTCGATCGAGCTTTTTGTAAAGCGGAATTTGTTGTCGCGCATGTCATGAACTCAAATCGTGCGAGCCCTCAGCGGTGGAAACCCAAGGAAACCTCATGGAAACTTTTGCGGGGAATCCTGGGTAATGCTGACGAAGCCCTAGTAAGCTCAATCTCTACTGTTTTCCTCTGTAAGTCACTGATCCGTAAAGAATTAGTAAGCTTTAGCAAGAAGAATCAATGTTGGGTAAGATCGAGCAATGTCATGACACGAATAACTTAAAATCCCCCGCTCGTAAGGGCGTGCCGGTTCGATTCCGGCTTCGGGCACCATCTTAAATCAAGGGTTTGCGGGCGAAAGCTGATGCAAACCCTTGTTTGTTTCTGGTCCGCTATTTTCGAGTTGGTCCGCAATTCACTTGGTTGGTGAGACTTTCTTAGTGGCGAGCTTGGCAGTGGGAATGGCTGACGACAAAAAGCCCGCGTATTGCGGGCTCTCTGTATGGGGTCAAATCCTTTTGTCCGTTCAATCTGCGCTCCGTTCTGTCAGCACTTCGTGAAAAGCATGTTGCAGATACGAAAGAGCCCGGCACTTGGCCGGGCTCTTTATGCACGTGGCCAAATCCCTTTGGCTGACTGCAGTGTGCTTGGTCGGTGTGACGAATGCATGACAGGTGGCCGAATGTCGTGTGGCCGCCAGGCTCCTGGCGATGCTCAGGCATTACACCTAGGCTCAAGTAAGTTCTCACAGTAACCACAAAAAGAGGTGCCGTATGAACCTGAAAGGCTGGAGTTACACGCTTATGGCTCTTTTTCTATCAGGCTGCGCGTCTTCTGGTGGCGGTGGTATCAAGCCAGTAACACCTTCAGCTGTAGCACTTGATGATAGTCAAGTCCGTAGCACCTTAATTGGGAATAAGTTGAATAACATTGGAAGGACTGGCCTCCCATATACATTGAGTTTTAATGCCGACGGTACCGAAATTTTTGAATTGTCAGGCAGCCCTCCAGAAACAGAACGCTGGACAGTCAAAGATGGAGTGATTTGTTTTACTTCTGCCAAAAATCCGAAAGAGTGCTATCGGCTTAAAAAAGACAAGGAGGACTACTGGCTGGTTCATCCAGACACAGGGGCGGTCCACTATCACTACACCCTTACCCCCCCAGTGACTCGTAAGCAAACGGGTATGGCTAGTCACGAGCAGGTTTGGTCTAGCTCTTCAAGGATGACCGCAGTGCGTTGGCGTTCGCAAAGATCATTGCCTTCTGGCAAGACAACATGCGACCGCTCCGGCGTTTGTCGTTGTGGTGCCATCTGAAACCAAGGGTTTGCGAGCGAAAGCTGATGCAAACCCTTTTACGTTTCTGGCTTGCTGTTTTTTAGCCCGTGGTAGTTATTGACCTCGGCCGCTAACCCCTGGATTAGCGCCGCGTCGATCTTCGCCAGCAGGGTTGCCGGTATCGACAAGCCTTCTCTCGACCAAGACATTCTGAAGGGCCTGGCGGGCTGCAGCGTCTAGCTGGTCTTCTCTCTCCTTGAGTTCAAGCAAGATTGGGCTGGACCAGGTGCGATAGGTTTTCTCGGTATCTCGAATTGATGTCATCTGTCCCCTCCTTGATGAGTGCCCGCCAACACCGTCGGCGCTATTTCGATTCGATAAAACCCTAGTCGAGAAATCTGTTTGCCGCCAAAAAAGGCATGGCGATAGTGCACACCTCGCTCATCTAACTAGCGCATACCCGTGATCCCAATCTAAAGCGCGCGCCGCTTCGATTTCATCCTTCATTTGCCCAGACGCCCGGAGCTGCCGTACGCCGAACATAGTCGGAAAAGTCTCCCGCCGGCCGACCCAGCGCACGCTGTAGGCCATCGGCAATCGGTGTATTGCGGCCATTAAGCACGGTGGTGAAGAGATACAGCACCAGGTCGATCAGTTGTGCGGGAAGTTTTTCCTGCTCGAACGCCTGACGATAAGCCTCCGGCGGAACTGCGGCGAAACGTATTTCGCGTTTTGTCGCATGGGCGATTTCGTCGACGGCTTCGGCAAACGTCAGCGCTCGTGGGCCCGTCAGTTCATAGAGTTGGCCTGAGTGTTCTGGTTTGGTCAGCGCCTCGACCGCGATTTCGGCGATGTTTTCTGCGTCGATGAAGGGCTCTGCGATATGACCGACGGGGAGGGCCAGTTCCCCTTGAAGGATAGGTCCCAGGAAGTGCGCCTCGCTGAAATTCTGGAAGAACCAGCTGGCTCGCGGAACGGCAGGAGAGTCGTATTGCGGGCGGGTTATTGGCTGACGCGATGCTTCGGGTATTCCTCGATAGCGATGCGTTGCGGGTTCGGGAATCTGCGTTTCTGATCTGGCCTCTGGGGGAGGCGACGATGCGGCTGGCCATCTCATGCGCACCCGAGGAGGGGCGTGGTCTGGTCGAGGCCTTCAAACGCATGTCGTTGCTGGAAATCATGGCGCCAGCGACCGGATCGAATGAGTTCGATCCGGCCACCGATGCTGTCAGCTAAACGAAAGGCTGACCGGTGAAACCACGAGGCAATCGTTGCAGTCCTTCCATAGCGGTGAGTCGTTCGACCCAAGCCGCGCGCCAGTCATTGGCGGTGTGCGTAACTTTGGCTTTGCGTGCGGCGCGGCGTGCAGCGTTGCGCTGGTCTTTGCGTGCATCCTTGAACGCGTCGGTGTTGCGGCAGCTTCTGCATTTCACCCGGGTCAGTTCGGTGGTTGAAACGAGTTTGCTGCCTTTGTGACCGCAGGCCAGATGCCCGCCGACTTTGAAGTGAGTAACCAT